GTATTCCCTGTTAACTTCCGCGTTCTCCCCTCTACCACAAATGAGGCTCCTGACGGCAACGCCGCATACGGCAAGATTGTTGACAGACTGTTCTAATAATTCAATATAGTTTATGATAAGGGCGCAGCATTTTGCTGCGTCTTTATCATTTATAGGGTATAATATTTTTAAACAACGAAAGGATGTTACATGGCAACCAAGGTCTACGAAACCATAGAATTAGAACTTCTTGATGGTCGAAACATTACAGTAAAACCCCTTAACCTCAAGAATCTACGCGAGGTCATGAAGGAGTGGCAGAAGGCTTCAGAGGTTCAAAACGAAGATGAATTCCTGGATGTTCTCATCAAATGCACATCAATTGCTTTCCGTCAATTTGCTCCAGATCTAGCAGAAACAACAGAAGAACTTGAAGAAGCAGTAGATCTTCAGACCATGTACAAGATTCTTGAAGTAGCCGCTGATATTAAGTTGAATGACCCAAACCTAGTGGCGACGGCTCAGGAACTCGCTGGGAGGATCTAGACCTTGCCTCTATGCTAGGAGAAGTATTTCTCCTGGGCCATTGGAAGGACTACGAGGAACTTGAATCGTCGCTATCTATGCCAGAACTTGCCGCCACATTAAAAGCAATTTATGAGGCGGAAAGAAGAAGACAAAAGTTTATGGCCGCTCTTCAGGGCATAGACATTGACGATAATTCTGAAGAACCAGAGGAGGAATCCCTAATTCCTAGCATAGAAGAAATTCAGGCTAGGGCAGTCGCTAGACTGACTGGTGATAAAAATATGGCTGGAGCAATAGAGCAGGGTCTAACCCCAGATATGGGAGTTATATATGAATTAGCGGAGGGAACCGAACTTGGCTAATATTCACTCCACTATCACTTACAATGCAAATCTTTCTGCGGCCCAAGCGCAGATTAAGGTTCTTACTGCTCAGATCGGTACTCTTACTGCTGCGTTTAACACTCTTGATAAATCTGCTCTTACTGCTCAAAGAAGTCTTGCCGCAACATTCGCGGCGGGGGTCGGGCAGGCTGGCGGATTTACTACATCTACGATAAAGGCAACAAATGCAGTAGAAACATTTGGCAAACAACTTGCAGCCAATCGCCTCACTATGCGTGATTATTTCCGCGAGGCTATTACTGGATATACCCGTCAAAATAGTATGATGCGACGCCTTGCCGAACAGCAAGTAAAATATCAGCAATCTATCGCTGTCCCCGTGGGTGGCGGGCAAGCCATGATGATGACTCCGCAGAGTATCAACGCTGCTAGTAGTGCCGCAGCCCTTGCCTCACAAAGATTTGCTGTATTTAATCAATTAATGAATGGTGGAGCAACGGCCATGCTTAATTGGGGTAAAAACACCCAATGGGCTGGTCGGCAATTGATGGTTGGGTTTACCGTTCCATTAATGCTTTTTACTGCTGTCGCTTCAAAGCAATTCCGCGAACTTGATAAAGAATTAACAAGATTCCAAAAGGTGTACGGCGCTGACCTTGGTAATGCTATAAGTGAATCTACTAATCGTATGCGGGAACAAGTCAAGCAATTAGCCTATGACATTTCAAGCACATATGGTATTGCTGCAAAAGATACTGCGGCTTTGGCTGCAGACATTGCTGCAACTGGTAAAGAGGGGGAGGCCCTTATTTCATCAGTACAGCAAACCACAAGGTTAGCCGTTCTTGGTGAAGTTGATAGGCAAGAGGCAATGAAAGCAACTCTTTCATTGCAATCAGCATTCAGGATGAATACTAATGAACTTGCGGAATCTATTAACTTCCTTAATGCTGTAGAAAACCAAACATCCGCAACACTAGAAGATCTTGCTACAGCCATTCCTAAGGTTGGCCCTGTTGTAAGAAGTCTTGGCGGAGACGTAAAGGATCTTGCGACACTTCTAGTCGCTATGCGTGAAGGAGGTATTCCTGCGGCAGAAGCGGCTAACGCATTAAAGTCTGGCCTCTCTGCCCTGATTAATCCAACCAAGCAGGCGTCAGATGTTGCTAAACAATTTGGAATTGACTTAGTTGGAATTGTTGAGGCAAATAAGGGGCAACTAATGCCCACAATTTATGCTATGCAAGAAGCCTTGGGTAATCTAGATAGTTTTGGAAGATCAAGAGTCATTGAGCAAATTTTTGGTAGATACCAGTTTGCAAGAATTACCGCCCTATTCGACAACATTGGTCGGGCAGGCTCACAGACTGAATCTGTCGTAGAACTAGCCTCTAAATCATCGGCAGATCTGGCTAAGGTGGCAAACGACGAACTTAGGACTCTTACCGAATCTACTGCCATGAGATTCCAGAGAACTCTGGAAGATCTTAAGAATGCGATTATGCCGATAGGTCAAACCCTGACTGAAACTCTAATACCCATTTTTGAATTTATCGGTAGCGGCATGAAGACTCTGACCTCATTTTTCCAGGCGCTTCCTGGCCCAGTAAAAGATTTTGCTAAGTATGGTGTAGCAATTGCCGCTCTTGCAGGCCCTATTATTATGATGGTCGGTCTTTTTGGAAACCTCATTGCCAATGGCATTAAATTCGGCATGATGATGACAAGGCTTGGTGCAAGAATTGCTGGGGTCAGGGTCGAAAAATTTGAACTTCTCAACCAAGATGTTATGGCTGCAAAACTTGGCGTAGATAATCTCACGAAATCATTTGATACACAAGAGGTCGCATTAAGGAGGTTGTCGGGTGTTTTAAGTTCATACGAGCAATCTTTAAGAAGACTTACTGCCGCCAATCCCGCATTATTTATTCCTGGCGCTTTGCCTGGGGCAAGAGGTCAGACTCCTATCCGCCGACAGGCTGGGTCTACTAACCCAGAATTTGTTCCAGGATCTGGTCGCGGGGACAAGATCCCAGCCATGCTTGAGCCTGGTGAATTCATTGTAAACCGCGAGGCAACTGAAAAATATGGCCCAGTTCTATTACAGATGAATCGCGGAACTTTGCCAGGGTTTCAAACTGGAACACTATCTTTAACAGGCGGACAGTCAAGCGTTCTTGCGCCATACACAATGTTTGCTCCAGGAAATACTCCTAGTGGCTTCGGTATGTCAAGAGACTTTTTTGATGCGGGGGACATGTTTGAAAAATCAATGAGGGCTTCTGCTATGACCGCAGTAGCAATTGAAAGAAAAACAAGATTAACAGATAAGGCTCTGGGAAGACTCTCAACAGAAATGCAGCCAATAACGGAGCAAGTAGTTTCTGCCTTAAGGCTAACTGCTACAGAAATGATAGATGCAGGAGAAGACGTTACGCATATATCTCAAGTTATGGAAAGAGCAAGACCTAGAATAGATGCGATAGTTTCTTCAATTTCAGATCCAAAAATGGCTTTGGCTATGCAAAAACTTCTTACCCCAACAACTTCACAAATTTTGAGCGGCGGAAATGTTCGTATTCCAGCCGTCGTAATTGACCCAGTAACAAAAGAAATAACAAGAAGAACTCAATACAGCGATAGAACTGGGGAGGCTAGATCTTTCCAGAATAGAGTAAAAACTTCAGCACAGTATCTTGGAGTTCCAACATCTGGAGGATATACTCGCGCACATCTAGGAACCGAAAGACTCTCTGGAAGCATAATGCCGCTAGGAGGAGGAGCGCTAGGATCTACTCCAGAAGTAAGAAGAATCGCACGGCAAGCATTAGATGAGTATCTTATTAGTTTAGATAGAGGTTTTGATGAAGTAACTAGATCTACATCTCCATCAAAGGAAGCAGATAAAATAGGTGAGTCTGGTGGTAGAAACGTTGGTCAGGGGGTTCTTAATGGGCTACAGCGCGGCCTAAATAATGTAACGCAAGGTCGTAATGTAATAAAAACAGGCGGCGGGATAGAGTCAATATCAAATGCTCAAAAAATAGCACAGGCAGATCAATCAATACTTAAACTTAAAGAAATGCAACTTAAGCATACCGCTAATCGTGTAAGAGCAGAAGTAGAATTAAATTCTATTCAATCAAGATATGCAAGAGGTGAAATTACTCTTGTTCAAATGATGGAGGAAAAGCGTCGCCTTCAATCAGAAATAAAAGCGGCTGCGGACAAAGAATTAAGAATTCAAAACATTATTAATCAAAAGAAGCAGGCTATTGCAGACGCAGATCAAGCCCAATTAAGGGCAGAACAAGAAGAGGCAAAGGCCGCACAAAGACGCGCATCCGCTGCTGCCCCTGGACTAAATAAACCTATTGGTCCTACTGGTCCTGCCGCCGCAATAGGTTCTGCAAGAAATCAGGCTCAAGGCGGAATGCGTGGTGCAGGCGCAATGAATGCAATGTTTGCCTTGTCCATGGTTACCTCAAGTATTTCAATGATGGGCGGAGCGTCTGCAGATGCCGCAATGAAACTTGGACTATTCACCACCGCTCTAATGACGGCCACCATGATGATGAATATGGGGATAGGAAAAAATACTTTCACTAACTTCTTAGGGATGAGAAGTTTGGGCGGGAAACTTGGACAAACAAATGCTGCAAGATTGGCAGCGAATCCTGCTCTAGCCCAGCGTGCTTCTAGCATTGCATCTGCGGGGGGCCTAGCAGGGGGTAGAATGGCAGGACAGGGCGCTGCAGCAGGATTAGCGGCAGGCGGAGGAAAGATGGGGGCGACTCTTCTAGGAGCCAGTAGACTTCTTAGTGTTGCAGGAGGGCCTATAGGAATTGCTGCTGGACTAGGTATAACTGCTGCCATTACTGGATTTATGATGTATCGTAACGCCGCTGAAGAGGCAAGAGAAAGAGCCATTTCAGCATTTAATGATCCAGTAAAGAGTGCGGAATACTTTGGCGAAACTATTGCCAACGTTTCGGATATTTTAGAAAATAACAGATTATCTAATGTTTCAGAAGATCTTAGGGGTATCGATAGCGCTCTTAGAGAGGCAGTAAAAGAAGATTACGGTCCATTAATAGAGAAAATAAAATATTTGAGCGCGGGTGCTGGTGCTCAAGAATTATCGATGGCGTATAGCAATATGATTATTTCTGGAATGAGTGCAGAAAATGCTAAAGCATCAATAGAGGCTATCGCAGCAGAGGCTGGTATGGCTGGAGGAAAAGCATTTACAGAGGCAGTCACTCAAGGATTTCTAGACGAGTCGTTGACAGTAAAGGATGCTGTAGACAACATAATATCTCAGTTCCAGCCATCTGAAGCAAAATTTGGAAAAACTGGTAAGACCATTCTTCAAACTCTAGAAGATGAAAGGCAGAGTTTAATAAATGAAAGAACTGAAATAGAGTCAAGGATTACATACTCTCCTGTCGCTGGAACGTATGGGCCACCAGCGCAAATAATGGCTCCAGAGGACCAGCAGAGACTCTATGATATATCTAATGCGATTGATGGCATTAATGATCAAATTCAAGATCTTATGGAAGTAAATCCAGAAATGATATCTGGGGTTATGGATTCTTTAGTCATGGCATATCAGCAAGATCCTACTGCGGCAATAGAAGGTTTACAAGAATTTACAGATATCATAAATAATTTAGACGAAGGCAACCAGGCCTCTGCCATGGAAAAAATAACAGATTATCTTAAAAATGCCTACGGTCAAGAATGGGACAGAATTGGTGGCACAATAGACACCCAGGAAGAAAAAATAGTAGCAATTCAGATGGCAATAGCGGGGGTATCTTTAGATAAAGCAACTAATGAGGCCGGAGAATTTGACATTGCCCTTGGAAGAGCGGTAGTTAGCGCTAAATCATTGGCAGACGCTACCAAACTTCTAAGAATAGAGTCTGAGCAGGCTTACTTTGACATGATTGATCAATTTGCTCAAGAACAAAGAGATACTATCAACACTAATGCAGAAAACTATATGAACGCCGTAGATGACAGGATTAAAATATATCAAGATCTAAAAGAGTCCGCCCAGGACGCATTTGAGGTAGAGCAAAAAGCCCGCGAAGATTCCATTGAGGGTATGCAGGAAGAGATGGACGCAAGAAGAAGAAGTTTTGATGAAGAAATGGATCGACTGGACGACAGACGTAACGCAATTGAAAAATCTTCCGACGCATACATTAAATCCCTTGAAAAGAATCAAAAGGCTGAGTCATTCTTTGCACAACAAAGAAAAACTGCTTTTGGCGCTTTAGAAAAACTTGCTTCTGGAGATGTTTTTGGATTCCTTCAAGAGCGAGAGCAAATGTCTGCGGATGCTCAAGAATTCTCCTATGATCAAATGATAGAAGGAATTGAAGAGAGAAGAGACCTTGAGTTAGAGGCAATTGATGAGGTCCGTGAGCAAAAACAAGAAGAGCAAGAAGAGTATGAGCAAATGATGGAAGATAGAATTAAGGGCGTTCAGGATCTAATGGATCAAGAACAAGAGGCTCATGACGCTCAGATGAAACGCTATGACGATATGATAGAAAGATCAGAAGAAAATAAAGAAAAAATATTGCAAGCAAAAAATGACGAACTCAAAAAGATTGAAACAATGGAAAAAGATTATAGGACTAATGCTACTTCAGCAGAAAGAAAATATTCGCAGGAGTACTCTGAACTTAAATCAAAGCCATATTTAGATGCAAGAAAAGAGATGTTAAAACTTAGAATTGAAGAAATTTATTATCGCGGCGGAGTTAGTGCAATCCAGGCAGCAATTAAGGCTGGGGCCCTGTCATTTGATGCAAGGGGCAGGTCGGCAAGTCTTGCTGCAGAAAATATCCTTAAAGAATTAGGTCTTAATTTACCGTCAACCCCTTACGTTGTAGACAATGTTGGAGATACTGGGGTCGGTGATGACCTTGCTGATACAGTCCAACAGATGAACGTAGACGCACAGCAAGTGACATTAAACGGGGATATAAATATCCCTGAATCAGGACGAAATTACGACGGTACTGAAGATCGTGACGGCAATCCATCAACATTAGGGGCGGCAACAGGTGGATACATTAAAAATAATCGTCTAATGATGATGGGCGGAGGAAAAGTCTCTGGCCCAGGAGGACCCAAGTCTGATGAAGTTCCTGCCATGCTTTCTAATGGTGAATATGTCGTTCAAGCCTCTAGCGTAAATAAATATGGCAAGGATATGATGGATACCATAAACGCCGGAAAATTTGCCTATGGTGGCCCCGTATCTACTTCCCGCGCAGCCTCCGACGCGAATGCTACATTCAGAGGAAATCTACCTAGTCCGATAAGAATGGCCGAGGGCGGATTAGTAGAATCAATTAAAAAATTCTTCCCCAATGGTGGCCACCAATTCTACGCCGGATGGAATCAATATAATTCATGGTCTAAAGGCAAACCTCAATTGGTTACAATGCATCACACCGCTTTACAACCAGGGGTAAGTCAGCAGGCGGAACTTAACTCTTTTGCTAAAGATTGGATGGGTAAGCCAGTAGTCCAATCTTGGATAGGAAAGAGTGGGGTGGCCCACACTCTTGCTGCAGGAAATACTGGAATGGGGCACGGCGAGGGAACAACTAAGTATATGAAGGGCGAAACTGAATCTGCTAAAGAGATTATTGATATTGCGGGCCACCCAAACTCAGTTTCATGGCAGATGGAGGTATCTTCTGCTGGAAAAACTCAAGATTTTACCTCTGGACAATTTAATGCAATAGCAAGAATGACTGCAGCGATTAGAGATTGGGCTGGATGGCCGGGATTTGAAGGAAGAATTATAAACCATAAAGATTGGGCCATTGGGAGAAGAAACGATACGTTGTACCCAATATCAACATTTGTTAAGAATGCCAACGAAGCCTGGACTGAGGGTGGCAATGAAAATACAAATAATAATGAAAATAAAGGTGGCAAAAATACTGGCAAGAAAAACCCTGAAAATCCTGTAGGAGATTCAATACAATCATATATCCGTCCAGTTAGAGGTCTTCCCGGAATTTTGTCCTTACTTAATAAAGGTCAGCCAAATCAGGACAGAAATAATCCAAGAGATAACCCATCTCAACCTGGGAGCAGGGACGTAACACTTGACCCGAAAGATTATCAAGATGAATTTATTAAAGGCTTCAACTTAGTTAAATTAATCTATGGCTCTGGATGGAAGACTAAAGATGATGTAAGAACAGCCTATGGTGTGGTTATGGGAGAATCTAGTGGAAAAAGAACCGCTACGAATGATAACTGGGCTAAGGGTAGCAAGGGGATAGATTGGGGCCTATGGCAAATTAATGATTACTGGCATAAAGAAGTCGGTGGAGAAAAAATTGATTTCAGTAAGTCTAGGATGTTTGATGCAATCTATAATTCTAAAATTGCTAATGCTATGTGGAAAGATCCAAAAAATCATGGAGGAAGCACTCAAACCCCTTGGGGAGGATGGAATGTACATCCAGTTTCCGGTGTATTCCCAGGCGGCTCCGATGGATATCGCAGAGGAATAAATGAGTTCGACAATAATCCTAACTGGTGGAGACAAATAGTATCACTTACTGGCGGATCAAACGGTGGAAGTAATGATGCCGGACAGACGGGTGGTGGTGCTGCTAGTAAGGCAGTAAGTTATGCCAGAAATCAATTAGGTAAGCCTTATGTCAACACTCCTCCAGGAGCACGGCCACCAGATTCATGGGACTGTTCTAAACTTACGGCCTGGGCCTGGAATCAGGCAATCGGAAAAAATGTTCTAACCGCATACTCTCATACCCAAGCGTCTGAATTAACAAAAAGAGTGTCCGGTCTTAAGAATGGAAAAATATCTGGACTTTCTCTTGGAGATGTCTTATACTTTAAGACAGACGGTGCTAGTGGCGGGCATACTTCAATTTATGCAGGAAATGACACAATTATAGAAGCAAGTACTCCAGCGACTGGAGTAAGAACTACATCTGTAAATAATGGCTGGAATAATACCAATAGATCGAACGGTACCCCAAGATTCCAATGGGCTGGCCCCCCTAAGGGGTATGCTATGGGTGGATTTATTTCAGGTCCAGGAGGACCCAGGTCTGATATGATTCCAGCGATGCTTTCAAACGGTGAATATGTTATAAAGGCATCTTCTGTTGCTAAATATGGTAAGGGGTTTATGGATCAAATTAACTCTGGCTCACTCAATCCGTCCCAGGGTTCATCAATTCAACCTGCACGATTTGCAAATGGGGGGATGGTTGGCTCCGCCCCCATGCCAGCATTCAGTATGCCGGAAATGGCAGATACATCTGTAGGTCTAAGTAACACAACATACGGTGGCAATTCTTCATCATCAAGTAACAAAACTAATGTTAAAGTTGTCATTAATGGTGCTGGTGGCAAGGGAGCCAATGCAATTGCTAATAAAGTTGTTAGTATGATTAACTCTGCAAACAACAGAAGAAATCATAGTAGGAGCATATAGTGTCTACCACAACATTGCAAAGAATATGGACCCGCCCAGCATTAATGATATTTTCAGAAAATGCTCCAGTAGCAGTTAATGCTGCTGCTGGTCAATGGAATCTAGGAACTGTAGACACAGACTTTTTATATCTTACCGACGATAGTAGATCAGAGTTACAGATAGCAATAGAAAGAATAGAATACAAGAAAAGAATGATCAATGGAAGAATGAGATCTTATCATGTGGCGGATAAGAAGACATTCTCAGTATCTTGGCAGGATTTACCTTCTGCCCGCGCAGAATTATCAGAAACGAGATTCGGCGGGACGACAACAGGATGGGCCTCCTCTCAACAGATGCTTGATTGGCATAAAGATCATACGGAAAGTTTCTATCTCACTTTGGTTTACGACACACCCGAGTCAGCCTCGTCGGTTCCTCTTAGGTATTCACTAGAATCATACAATGTATTTTTTGAAGATTTTAGTTATGTCGTTACAAAGCGAGGGCCGACGCACGACTTGTGGGACATCTCCATGACTTTGGTGGAGGTATAGTGTTAAATTATACTGACATTCGCAACCTTTATAAAAACGCAGACAGAATAAATAGCGAGCACCTTGTAGTTGCTGAATGGAATATGAATAAATATTCTGTTATTGAAAGATACGGGCTCTACAAATCAAACGGGGACGAAACTCAATACTCATCAAACAGTTCTAATATTATCAGCGGAAAGAATAGAATTGTTTTCGATGATAAAGATACTAAGGTAGATCCTAAATCAGAATTTTACTCACAACTATCGTCTGTATTTAAACCAAATAGACCAGACCCAGGAATTGTTTTTACTCAAAAGCATCCTGGGGCGGTGTTCTCCGATAGCGTATTTAATATAAAAGTGTCTAATTTATCCACGGCATCCGCAAGATTTTATCCAGTATCAGAAAATAGAACATATGATTATTACAATTCTGGTAAGGTTTTGGGCTTTGACGGAACAAGAAAAATGATCGGGGTGGCTAATGGATTTGGAAGAATATCAGATGTTAATCCATTCGTTGTATATGAAAAAAATGTCATGTGCAATAAAATTGTTATTAAAGTTCAAAACCATGTGTCAATACCATCTTCATTCTCTGTAGACATCTTGGTCGGAGGTAACTGGACTGAGATATATAATGTTCCAGCCAATTTTTCTCGCCTAGTGGACCCAAATGATGTAGCAACGTCTAGTGATGATTTTATTGGAGGGGAGTTAAATCTATACTATCAAAGAAACGGAACATGGTCTAAAACAGTTTCTAGAATGGATGATTTTGATGAATTAATTTCATCAGAGCCAACCCATTTTAAAAAAATAAAAGGTATTAGGTTTAGAGTAGAGTCAATGGCCCCCGTCGTGCCACCACCCATTAAACAGAATGGTGAAAAATTTCCGGTGAATCTTAAGTCCTCACCTCTAGAACTAATAGAAATATCTCCTAGGCTAGAGGCTGATATTACAGAGTATGTAGAATCATTTAATCTTGCGTCATCTATTGGTGATTCCACTAACTTTGGCTTACCTGTAGGTACTGTAGTGTCGGGAACAGGTAATATATCTTTATCTAATGAAGATGGGCAATTTTTATTTGCAAATATTCTAAGTACCTCAGAGATGTTAAATGAGGATGTAAAATTTAATTTTTATCAAAAAGTATACGTTCCAGACTTAGATGAAACATTTAACATACCTATGGGAGTAATGTTTTCTAATCAATGGAATATTGGAGAAGACTATTCAGTATCAGTAGAACTAGAAGATGGGATGAAATATTTAAGACAACTGTCTGCGCCAGATTTTATGATTTCATCATTTGCCGCGATGTCTGCCATCATTCTTATGATACTGGATAATGTGGGGGTAACAGGATTAGAATTTAAAAAGTCATCTGATTCAAAAGAAAATGATAACGAAGATACAATAATAAAAAATTTCTTTTGTAAAAAAGAACAGACGGTGGCGGAGGTTTTAGAAAATATAGCAATAGCGACACAATGCTCCATATTTTATGACGTTGCTGGAAAACTTAATGTTTTGACAAAAGAAAGGCTTACTGAGAATGTTTCTTCTGAAGACTCTGAGCCTGGACAGGGAAATATAAACCCAGATCCTACGAAATATGTTTGGTATAACAATAACTGGTTTTTCTATGGTGGAAACACCGACGCACTCCCGTATGAAACAGAGTGGACCTACAGTAATTATTATGGATTCTGGGTTTCTGAAGATCATCCAGTTCCGCTACAATCTCCTGGAACAGACTTTTGGTTTGTCATGGATGAAGATGTGGTGGAGGGAGAAGATAATGAGTACGACTATATATCCGATTATACGGCTAATGTTTCCTCATTAACTGAAGAAAAGATTAATCCAATAACAGATGGGGATATTATTTACCATTATTATGGCCCAAGAAGATCTCCTCTAGCAAACACACTTTCCGATACGAAGAAAGATCTATATAATCAATTAGCCTTAGATCAATTTCCAATGAACTCCCTGGCATTCTCTAACTTTGGATATGGAACTACTATATTGTGGGAGCCTGGAGAAGATAACGCAGCAGTCCTTGGGGCTGCGAATATTCTAAAAGATGTCCTCCCGACAAGGCTCAAAAATCTTTATGATGGAGAAACATATACTGCATTTAATGAAGACAATGCCATCAGACAAATATATAGAGATAAAAATTCTGCCGAAGAAAGGCAGTCCTTAATTATATATATGGATATCAATGAAGGATTTACTATTCCAGATTATGAAGGATTTATTCTATTAGATAGCGAATATATCAAATATAGGGGAAAACTTTTTTATGTTGCTGGAACTAGCGGAGTATATGGACATAGAATTATTTTTAGTAAAGAGGAAGAGTTTGAACTTATCTCATCCCTGGGGGCGGGGGACTCTCTATCTTTTAGAGGCCTTGTTATAGATGTTAAATTTAGAACGGTTGAAAAAGTGGGAGATAAGTATAAATACAGAGTTATTGGGGACGGAAGGGGTATGTTCAATAGCACTCCCGCAAGACACTATTCTGTTATAGAAGAATCGGACGGAGTAGAACAAAATAAAAGATTCAAACTTGTGCTTGGAGAGAGTGCAAATTATAATGTTCCAGGAAATCTAGAAGCCACCACTAAATTTAATTTTGCAGATAAATTAAGATATAAGTCTGCAAAGAAATTTCTTGGAACTATTCCAAAAGATTCTATAGACACCTACCTAGGATTCTTAAAAATATCTGGACCTACTGGTCCTAAAGGCGACCAAGAAGCCTTGGATTCGCTCATAGATGGAAAAGTTACAAGCGCTAAAAATAAGTTAAATAAGATCAATGAACAAGTTGACTTAGATGTTCCATCAAGTGAGCGCGATGGAAAGGTAGTTCCAGAAGAAGACTTTGACCCCTTTGTATATCTAGAAGGAGAAAAAGCAATATATGGACAAAAAATTACTCTACCATTCGCCCCCAATGTTATTTCTACTAGAATGCGTCTTTATTCTCCAAGAAAAATTATTAAAAAGGATAAAATCATCGCTGCCAGCAACTCATCGATTGCTGGAATTGGGTTTGGAATAAATAGCAAGGGGGAGGGGTATTACTTAGAAGTAGAATCGGCTGGATCGGGTAAAGACTTTACTGAAAAAGATGATATCGTCAAAAACTTAAGATTCTATAGAGTAAAACTGGCAAATTATAAAGGTAAGCAAGTTTACTGCCCCACCGTGTTGTTGAAAGCAAGTGTCGGAGGCTTTACAGTATTTGACACCTCTGTTCAAGTAATTAAAACAGATAATCAAGAGTTAGATCCCGTGTTTGAATTAGAAATTCAAATACAACAATTTCAAAATGCCATGAGATATACGATCTTTTATGGAGACAGCAAGATAGGAACCTATACAGAAAAGATCGGTGAGGCAGTAGGGATTGACTCAAAGAATATCTGTATGTTTGTTCGAAATGATTCTCAGGCTATTTATGAGTACATCATGGCCGCTGCCAAGCCTTTTGAAGATGATCCAGGGTCGTACTTTAGAGGGTATAGGCAGTTTGAAAAAAGATTAGAGCAAGGAATTATTCCTGTAAATAAATCATTCCTTTTTAAAGATGATAAAGGTGAGGCTTTATTCTATTACAATGATTTTGCTAAATTAGCAAGACAGGTAAGAGAATATGATATTAGATTTACTGTACCAGCATTAACAAGTGCATTGCTGGATATTTCAGAAATTAATCCACAGTATTTGGTAAAAAAATACGAGCCCACCGCTTTTGGGGCAAAATTAGTGCTAGCAAACATTTCTGGTGGAGCCATAAGATTAGGTGCAGACGCCAAACTTCCTTTATATATTGTCGGTATCGGCCTGGAAGAACTTAGTACAGGAACTGTTACTGCAAAAGATTTATATGAAAGTAGCGAAGAGGACAAACTAAGACAAACTGAGAGGGAGAGAAACATTGCTATTTATGGAGAACAAACATTTTCATTAGATAGTCAATACATTCAAACATTATCTCAGGCCCGCTCCATGATGCAATGGGTTACAAAGTATTGTAATAGGCAAAGAATGAAATTAAACTTAGAGATTTTTGAAAATCCTCTTATAGAGTTAGGGGACAAAGTAAAAATATTTGATAAATCTCGCGGATATTATCAGGATAATAAAAAATTTGGAGATAAAACATTTGTTGTGTCATCCATTGCTCATTCAGTAACCTCAAGTGGACCCTCAATGACCCTTTCCTTGATGGAAGTTGGTGAATCGTAATGACTGATTTGCAAAAAATGATAGAAAAAATTAATTATGCAAGAAGTCAGGGATTCCTGACACAAAAAGAAGCCCAGGACTTACGTCAATTAACACAATCTTTGGCAAATAAAAAGGGAGATTTGGGGCCTAAAGATAGAGATCGAATAAACCAGAAACTGAATTCAGCATTGAATAAAAAGGGGCAGCAGGAAAAAAAGGAAACTGGCCTTAAGCCACCATCTGGTGGCAATCAAACTGGTGGAAATAATGAAAAGCCTGGTGGTGGAGAAAAGCCTGGTGGTGGAGAAAAGCCTGGTGGTGGAGAAAAGCCTGGTGGTGGAGAAAAGCCTGGTGGTGGAGAAAAGCCTGGTGGTGGAGAAAAGCCTAAGAGCAAATGGCAAAAATTCCAGGATGGATATAACAAATTAACACAAAAAAATGATCGGGACGTTATCCGTAAAATTTTTGGCGGTAAACCAGATGACTCTAAATTAGCATTTTTTCAGACATTAAGTGAAACTAAAAAAGATGCCCTTGTTAATTCTGTAAAAGATGGAAAAATTACAAAAGACGAGAAGAGTAGATTAGAAAAATTGTTTAAAAAGACTCCTTCTCCAGGAGAAGGGGGTGGCAACGGTGGAGACGGGGGCAATGGCGGAGGTGATGGCGGAGGTGATGGAGGCGACGGCGGAGGTGATGGAGGCGCTGGCGACGGGGATGATGGTGGAGAAGAGGAGGAAAGTGATGATGGTGGGGCAGAGGAGGATGAACCAGCCGATGGTGAAACAAGCCCTATCGTAAAGGGTGGTAACAGAAAAATAAATATTCCCAAGGCAGAAAACAGGGCAAATTATTCTATTAATGAAAAATCTAAAGAACGAATAACTATGCCTAATTTAGACAAAAAAATTGTCAGAGAGATTAATAGGCTGACCAAACAATTAATCAACTCAACTAAGGAATTTATTGAGGGCGGAATTAATTATGACGGAATAGATTTTGTTCCAGATAATGAAATTCTTACGGAGGACGGGCAAGAGTTTTTTGAAATTGTTGATTTTAATTCTCCAGGAGAAGTGAGTTCTGGGATGGCGGAAGAAAGATTGGCAGAAATCATAAAAGCCATACAAAACGTGTTAGACGAGGGGAAAAGGGACAGCCGCCTGTACAATTACGCAGAGTACCTGAATCTATTTGAACTGCGGTATAATAATAATGGAACGCCACATTACAGATTTAGTCTAGAAATTACTGGAGAAACCTTGGAAGATGTTATTGTTACAGTATTAGAAGAAGGCGACACCCTTGAGGATGAGGATTAATTATGATAGAAGGCACATATAAATTTATTTTAGAGAATCAAGTAGTTCATGAGGAAAAGAATGCCCTTACCTCGGTGGGCCGCGCTATCGCCATCAAATCATTACTTGGAATCGTTCCCAATTTTGGAGGAGTAATATCATACGGAATTGGCCAGGAGGCAAACAATGTAGACTCATCAACTAATCTAATAACAAACAATGGATTACAATTTGAAATTGGCAGGACCCCTGTTGTTGGATCATCTTTAGAATTATCTAATTCGGTTGACATTTTAGTATACAGAGGCGTTATTGAGTCCACCGCGAATTATCAAATATATGAAGTGGGGCTATTCCCAGGAGGCATAAATTCTACAAATTCAGATGTTACTGGCTCCACCATTTTTGATTTTGATAGAGTTGATTTATTTACTAAGGTTGGATCTGCAAGTGCAGGGGCTTTGGTGGAATCGGTAGAAGCAAGAATAGGGACAGAAATGTTTTCTCTTCCAGATACAGATGGATCTAATTCATATATCAGTTATCAAACGAATGACAATGTTTTAGAAGAAATTGATAGATATACCTCATTCGATACCTTTAGGTTGGCCGGATTCGACTTTAATCTTTTTTCATCTAGTGTATATTTTAGATTCTATACCGATGAGACTAATTATTTTGATTATATCTTTACCACTCCTGCGGCTTCGGGATATTTTATTGTATCTGCAGAAAAAGGATCTGCTGTAATTACAGGGTCCCCACGGTGGAGTAGTATTACCTCCGCACGAATATGGCAAACGAGTGGATCGGCCCTGTATCTAGATGGGTTTAAAATAGACTTTGGTTCTTACCTACAAGACACTATTACAGGAATGATTTCACGGGCGGTATTAGCAAGCCCAGTAAGAAAACCTCCAGGAATTCCTTTAACAATAGAATACTCACTTTCAGTAGGATTTAATCAAATTGGATCATAATGTCTAATATAAGCCTTGATAGAAATCTGGTTCCTGGTCAAGAAGTAGAAATTCTTATTAGAATGACTATTTTCGGAGAGGAGGTAGAGGATACTGTAAAAATTCTTCCCCCTCCGGCTCCACCATTAGTAAGTAAATTAAAGGGAATTAAAATGAAAGTGGCGATTAAAGACAGGCTGATTGGCGGAGACAATAGGGTATTTAATTGCAACGCATACAAGAAAAAGGGCGCTTTGTCAGAAAACAGATATCTCTTATTTGTCAGGCTAAATTCAAACAAAAAGAAAGGTGAGTTACAGCCAGACGATAAAGTAATTATTAATTTTCCTGGGGCGGGATTAAATTCTGTTCAGGGGGTGCGGGTAAAACAAAACAAAGAGGGTAAGAGTGGGGCCCATTTTAGCGTAAATAACAGTTTTTCTCCCAGTCCAAATTCTTCTACTATAATATCTGGAACAGTCCAGGAATTAGAAAGAAAGATAAAGCAAAGAGATATTACGGTTGAGTTACCAGACAGTTTATTAAAAACATTAGTTTCTGAAAAGCCTACTTCTCCACCCAAAAAGGGTAATGTGGAGGATATAGTAGTATTTGCCTATAAACAATTCAATGGGCCTAATAAAGCATCTATTAAATATAGAATAATGGACGGTGATGAAAAACAGATTGATCTTAAAAATCCTCCGCCCAGATCAGATGTGGTACAGTTTATTGGGAAAAAATCAAAAACTAAATCCTTTATTCTTAATGATGAAAAGGGAGAAAAAGTTCTCTGCTATATCGCCATAGCCAGATATGTATATAATGGGGAAAATTGGATTGGTGAATGGTTGCAAGTCAATGATTCTGGAAATGTCATTTTTGGTAGGGCAGAGTGATGTCTGAAAATACTTTTGAGCCACAGGAGATTAATCTTCAAATTCAGCCCATGCCAGTCTTTATTGATGCAGATGGGTCATTTAAACTCAACACCCCAATGTTGTCGTCCTTTGATTTCGATGGGTCTATTCCAAAGTTTGAAGGTGAAATAGATGCAATCGAAGTTAATCCTGGATATTTAATACAAGTAGAGTCCGGTGGAGAGTATTTTTCTGTTGTTTCGGTGGAAGCCGACGAGCCTGACATAGATAATACTGGGATAGTTACTATTAATTATCTTGATGATCAGGGAAACGTTGTTTCTGCCGATTATGGAGAAACAGACTCGGTATCCGTAATCTATGAAGATTGGGCGGACAAAAGTGTTGGTTCTCTAGGATGGGGCATTACTGCTGGAGGCAATGCTATTTTTACCAATGTGGCTGTCAGAGGAAGAATAGAGGCAACAGAGGGAGACATATCTGGGAATTTAACAGTCAGCGGCGGGCTATTCACATCTGAAGATGCAGAGACAAACGGTGGAATAGTATTAAATAATTCAGGGTTTACATCATATAGTAGTTCTGGAACACCCACTTTTAATATAGACGCAGAAACTGGCATTGTAACCATTGGTGGATATGCAACAGAAGAGGATCTAGAAAGTGCGAGCGCTAATGTTCAGTCCGTAATTGATGATATCAATGATAGGCTATCTGCTTCTATATCAGACCTAACCATCGATCTTAATTCTCTATCAGCGTCCGTAGACTTCCTTTATGATGCTGGATTTGTAACCGACGCCGATTTAATTACAACTGGTTCTACAACAATTAATGGCAATAATATTACAACTGGAACCATAAATGCCAATCTTGTTAGCATTGCAAGCCAGCCTTTATTGGGTACTAGGGGCTTTAAAATAAATGCTTTAGGAATAACTGCATATAATTCAGCCAGCCAGGTTACATTTAACGTAAATTCGCAAACCGGAGCAGTAACTATTTCAGGATATGCTACAGAGGGAGACATCTCTGGTTTTATTGATGAATCAGACTTAGGGCCATCGGGTACAACCACGATCGATGGAGGAAGAATTACCACGGGAACCATCGATGCAAATAGAATAGATGTTAATAACTTAACAGTAAAAAAGTTGCAGACAGGAATTAACAATTTAAGCCAAAGGATTTTAATCAATGATTCTACGGTCGGTAGTGATCCTAATATAATATTCACTACAGAAACAGGCGCTAATAAATTTTATATTTATTATAATTACCTAAATGGTTTAAAAATTGCTAGCAATCCTGCTGGAACTAATGATACAAGATCGGTTGAGTTCGATCTTAATGGAGGGAATATAGAACTTTACGGTGGAGGGACTTTTGTTGGAGATGGATCTGGATTAACAAATATCGCGGCAGGAAATGCCTATAGAAATGCAACAACTAGCCCGACACCCGCTAATAAAATAACTTTTGGAACGGGGGCACCCCCTACTTCTGGAAGAACAACTGGTGATATACATTTGAGGTACACTTAATGGCTAAAGAAATGAGTGTTTTTGACGGAACCAACTGGAGGACAGTAACGGAGCCATCCGTCTTTGACGGAACTAACTGGAGGGACGTAAATGTAGCATGGACTTATGAGCCAGCCGCTAACACAATGACTGGATGGACGGTAGTCTTTGGAACATTAACTCCAACAGTATCGATAACAAGCGCTTCTGCTACAGGAAACTCTATAACATTAAACTGGGATTCAGAATATCAAGAGTATATTAATATTTTATATACATTGTCTGGCGGATCTCAGCAACAAACGGGCCTAACTTACACACAAGCACAGTCATATACTATTACTGGATTGTCCCCAGGAACATATTCTATTATTCTTAGAGTGTATTCAGAAACAAATACTCTTGCATCAGATACAACAACAATAACAGTTCCCCTTATTCCAACAGTTTCTAACTTTACATTAGTATCAAAAACCTCTAACTCTGCCAATTTTTCGTGGGTATCAACAAATCAATCTACATACAGGATATATTTGTACTATGAATTAGGTGAAGGAACAGGAATTAAAGATTCTGGAGAAATATCAAGTACCTCCGCTCAATCATATAATTTTACAGGATTAGATCCCAGCACTACATATAGTCCGCAAATTATAATAAAATCTTCTACTGGGGATACAGCATCTCTTACAGGAACCCCATTTACAACAGACTCCCCGCCAGCGCCAGTAAATACTGTTCTTCCATCAATATCTGGATCTAGGGCGATTGGTGAATTTAGGTCGGTTACTAATGGATCTTGGTCGGGAACAGGAACTTTATATTATAGATATCAATGGGTTAGAAGTTCAAATAATTCTACTTGGACAGATATTTCAGGTGCAAATTCTTCTAATTATACTCTGTCGGCATCTGACAACGGATACTATGTTACCTGTAGGGTTGGAGCCAGACTTCTAGTTGGAGGAGTATATTCTAACTGGACCGACGTTTTGGCACCATCCACGCTGGGTACTGTTGGTTATAAGCCAACCATAAGTAATGTTACCGCCAGCAACATTACTACTAAAAACGCAACAATATCATGGAATTCAACAAATCAGACGACCTACCGCGTCCAACTAGATTTTGGCGCAGTTGATACTGGAACAGTAACATCTGGAGCAACTTCAGTTGTCATGTCTGTAGTTGGTAATATTACTTACTTGGCAACGGTCACACTTGGAAATCAATTTGGCTCAGCAGTGGGTTATGTAAGTTTTACCACTCCCACTCCCAGCCTTCCAGGGGCACCATCTCTTAGCGCAGCCTTAAGCGGAACGACGGGAATAAATCTATCTTGGACGACGCCATCCGATGGCGGGGGGACAATTTCTAGATATCAGATTCAAAGGTCAACAACTGGACCGACTTCAGGATTTAACTTTATTCAAAATACAACAGGGAATTCAATATCATTTTCTGGATTTACCTCAGGCACCACCTATTGGCATAGAGTTGCCGCCCTCAATGAGGTAGGACCGGGCCCATGGTCAAATGCTCCATCAGTATTTATACCAACCGTTCCAGCCGCACCCAGTCTTTCTAGCGGTCTAGTCGGAACAAACTCCATCAACCTTTCTTGGTCTCTAGGATCTAACGGGGGGAGTGCAATAACAACTCAACAACTAGAAAGATCTGTAAATAGCGGGACATATGGTTTTCTAGTAAATGTTGCTGTTGGTACAACCACATACTCTAACTCTGGTCTGTCGGCAGGGACCACATATTCGTACAGAATGAGGGTTTTTAATGCAGTAGGTGCAAGTTCATATTCAAATACTACGTCCCAAACTACACCTACTGTTCCAGGGGCACCTAGTAGTGTTAGCGGAACTAAACTGACAAACACATCATTTAGGATAAATTGGGGGGCCGCGTCCTCAACGGGCGGAAGTCCAATAACTGGATATCAAGTAGAAAGGCAGAAGATAGGTGGTACTAGTTGGACTGCTGTTGGAACATTTTCCGCCTCAACATTCCAAGCAACAGTTTCAGGTATTACGGGAGGAACGCACCAGGCTAGGGTAAGAGCAGTAAATGCCGTAGGAGTTAGTGCATGGACAACATCGGCTACATTTAATGTATAATATAAAATATCGAAAGGAGGAGTTATGTCAGATTATCTAGAATTATCAGCACAAGAAAAAAAACAGGTGATTAAGTCACAATTAAAAAATATTCAATTAAATAAGTACGGCCTTGAATTAAACATTCTTCAAGAAAATTCTTTACCCGACCCATCAGAAATTTTACTTGAAGCATTTTCTAATGAAATGCTACAATATTCTTTGAAAGAGCAAGTGCTAGAAAGTAAATTGACTGAATTAAATATTCAGTATCCAGAAACAGAAGAGGGAAATTAATGTCAAACACATTAGAACTTATTGTACAAGAACTTCAACAGCGTATTGGTCAGATGACCAGCGACTATGAAACAAAACTAGCAGTAATGAAGGCTCAGGCTACTGAACAAATTCAGGCTAGAGACAAGAAAATTATCGAACTTGAGGCTAAATTAGATGGCGAGAATTAATACGATTTCAGACGGACAGCCGTTTACTTACCAACTTCTGAATCAAATCATTCAATCTATTAATGACATCAAAGAGCCGGAAGAAGGTAATGAAGAACTCATTGAGATCAGAGGGCCCGAAACAGGTAATTCTAAGAATAAACCGCTAATAATATTTGGCTCAGACACATTAACTATTCCAGAAAATAGAACTAGCGACGATGGAACTATAGGATTCAGAGTAGGACAGGGAAGCGGAAACGGTGCAGGTTTTAATAGCAACCCAATAGTTCTCGCTACCCTCGTTGATCCAGCAGCAGGAGGAGGCATACCCATCGGCTATCTTATTATTACCAAAATAACTAATAATAATTTTTCTTATAGGGTAAAGTTGTTAAGAAAGCGTAATAATAGCACCAAGGTAGAAATTAATTATGTTGCCTTTGGTACTACCTCTAAATAGTTAATGGCTGGATATAATTTAATACCTTCCGACCACCCAAAGTCCATTCGTGGCCTGTATTATGAACACATATTGGTAATGGAAAAATATTTGGGTCGAAAGTTAAAAGACTATGAATCTGTCCATCATATAAATGAAATAAAAACAGATAATAGGTTAGAAAACCTTTTTGTATGCCACCGCCAAGAACATGATAAAGCGCACGGCATGAAAACTGTTTCTATGTATAAACTTAATTCATCTTGGATTAAAAAGACATGTAAGTATTGTTCGATGGATTTTTATGGATCTCCATCAATAATGAAGAACAGAGTAAAATGTAGGTCCGCATGTAAAGCCATAAAGGTTGACAAGACTTGTGGCTGGTGTGGTAAGATTTACACCGTTCCCGTAATTAAAGAACATTTATGGGATTTTTGCTCAAGAATATGCCGACGAAAGGCGAATAATGACACAGGCAAAAAATGATCTTAAGTGGATGATGGTTTCAGATGTACATTTCCCTCGTCATGACCCACGAAAGGTAGAACTTTTCCTTAAGGTCATGAAATGGATGAAACCAGATGCCGTAGATTTACTAGGGGATATTGACGATGCTGATTCTACTAGCCGCTGGGCTGCTGATAAGCCTGCAGAAATGTCGGTATCAATTAATGATGGAGGCGTAGATGGGACACGAAAATTTCTTCAAGACATCAGGGCTATCGTACCGAAGGCTGATTGCCATTTTCATGACGGGAATCATGGTTGGACTCGTCACGGGGACTATCTATCAAAAAAGGCACCCGCCTTTCTAGATGTAGTAACACCAGACTCCCTCTATGAATACTCAAAAGTGGGATTTGAATGGCACTTGTATCAAGATCCTCCAGTAAAAAGATTTGGAGATATGTATGGACACCATGGGGAATCAATCTCAAAGCATTCTGGAGAATCGGTTCGTAATGATGTTAATAATTGGGGCGTTTCTCTTGTACGCGGCCACTCGCATCGTATGGGAGCGTATTTTCAGACATACAATCTAAGCGGTCAGGAACTAAGAGGCTATGAAATTGGTCATCTATGCGATGAAGATCAAATGGATTATTCAATTCAAAAGAACTGGCAGGCAGGGTTTGCCGTTGCCCATGTAGTAAATGATTATCCTCATATGCAGTTGATTCAAATTCATGACTATACCTGTGTGGTGGACGGAAAGGTCTTTACTGCATAATGTTGTGCAAAAAGTGTGATGGTAAGGTGATGGTAGACCGAACTTTAGGGTCTGACATCCATGTTGAGTTATACTGTTTACGTTGTGGTAAAAGATGGCCACTTAGGTACCCTGAAAAGTATGGAGGCTTCGGAAGATGGATAATGAAGAAAGAAACTCTGTATCTGATGGGAAGAGATATGGGGTACTAAAAACCCCTAAGCGCCGACGAAAAATATTTATTAACGGCGAACTTCACCATATCATTCATATTAATATTCCGGCAGATGTTGTCACTACATGGAATTTTGTTCAAGACAAAATGATTAGATATCCATATAAAACTATGAAAAAGCACGCAAAGAAGGCGTATCTTATTAATGAAGTAGCAAAAATGGTAAGCCGTCATCCAGAAAGAATAAGAATCGCAATAACTGCTGGAGATATTAAACGACCACAACAATCTGGACCTAATGGTAAATTTTATTTTAATGAAGATGATGTCTTAGATATTCAAGATTATTTTGCTAATGTTCATTACGGTCGTCCAAGAAAAGATGGTGCTATAACCCCTCTTCACAGGACAGTTACAAAGGAAGAAGTAGATGCTAGACTTGGACGCAGGGACGTTCTTTACGTTCAAACAGAAAGCGGAGAATATATTCCTGTGTGGAGGACGGTAGATTTTTAATGGGCAAAAAGAAAACTGAAGAAGATAAATTAATTGAATTTATCGGAGAGACAATATCTACGGAAAGCACCCTGCTTGCTTGCTGCTTGACATTAATGCGTGCAGGAAATGTCGCAAAAGATTCAGAAGACTCAGAAGCATTGATTAAGGTGGCAAAAGCATGGTACGATTTAGCAAAATATTTGGGTGAGCCAGAGGATGATAGGCCTAACCCGATTGGATTTACTAGTGTATTGGAGACATTTGATGAGCCAGGAGATGAGTCCGACGCGGGTGAAGGTGGGCCTGAAGTTCGTAAGAAATTTAGGTAACTACGAGAACATCCATGTGGACCTGGGTGTAGAAGACTACGTTCGAAATACTGAAACGGTCGCTCAGGCTATGGACAGGGTTTATGATTTTGTAGAGGAGCAACTTATTCGTCGCGTTCAAGAGATTGAGGCAGATCTAAGTGGCAGCAAATAAGAATGACAAGGACGCATACTCACTACTATCAGAGTATGCTCAACTTTATTGGGAAAGATACAGCCAACCTCCAATTATTAACAAATATAAGGAGAAGTGGGGAATGTCCTCACTAGTTGAAGATTTTGGTAGAGATGGAGTATCAAAAACTCTTATCTATTACTTTAAGACCAATCGTGAAGGCCACTCGTTACCATGGTTCTACAATAATTTTTCCAGTATACATTTGTCTAGACTTGCCTCAGAAAAGGATGATAAAATCAGGGCAGCGGCAAGAACAAAGACTCGTCAACTAAGAGCGGAGTATCTAAATGGCATATCTTGAAGAAGTAGAGGTAATCTCATCGGTATGTAAAAACAAGGATATTCATGTCCTATTCGACAATAATGCCGATGAACTTATTAAGGATTGTTCAGATATTTGGCTATTTATTAAGGATTATTACGATCAGACCAGAGAGATTCCCGATGGCGATCTTATTGCTACCCGCTTCCGCGACTTTGACCCAGTAGAATCTGGGCCGACCGTTTATCATATGGATAAATTGCGTCAGGCGTACCTTGATGAATCCATTAGGCTATCTTTGCGTAAGACCGCCCAGATGGTGAATGAAAAAGAGACAACAAAGGCTTTGCAAGAATTATCTAAAGATGTCGCAAAGATGGCTCGCATTGGGGCAAAGGTTAGGGATATCGACGTAACAGACGTAGAAAATGCTTTGGCGTATTTTGAGAAGACGAGAAAGTCTGCGGAGAATGGTGAGGTCGGTATTAAAACCGATATTGCATCGTTTGATGTGTGCCTTCCCATGGGCATTGCCAAGGGGCAATTAGGGATTCTTCTTGCTTATCCCGCTATCGGTAAGAGTTGGCTAGCGCTTTACTTTGCAGTCCAAGCCTGGAAGCATGGATACAAGCCTATGGTTATCAGTCTTGAGATGACTGAATATGAGGTTCGTAATAGAATTTTTACTATTATCGGTGATGGATTTTTTAGCCACCGCGCTCTTAGCGCAGGGCGAGTAAGCGATAATGAGTTTAAATTGTGGGCGGAAAAAGCCTTAGGAAATAAGCCACCCTTTAAGATCGTGTCTAATGATACAGGGGCGGAAATGACTCCGAATCTTATTGCATCGAAGATTGATCAATACCAGCCAGATATTGTTATTGTAGATTATCTGCAGTTGATGACCGATAATTCTGGAACGTCTAACAATGAAACGGTGAAGATCAAGAACCTATCCAGAGAACTTAAACTTCTCGCTATCTCTCAGCAATTACCAATTCTTGCAATTGCGTCTGCCACACCAGATGATTCTACAGATCTAGAATCTGTCCCACAACTTGGGCAGGTTGCCTGGTCACGACAAATTGCATATGATGCAGATTGGGTTTTGGCTATGGGGAGGAAGGCTAATTCAGATATTCTAGAAACAGCCTTTCGTAAGAATAGGCATGGATTTATGGGAGACTTCTACTTGGAGGTTGACTTTGATAAAGGAACATTTAAGGAAATATTAGATCCAATTGAATAGTCAACAAACGGTATAATATATTTATGTCATTTGTAGGGCACAAAAGAATAAAAGAATTTCATATAGATGGTCTCATTGAAGATGATGCAGCCATTCCTAAGATTAGGCAAAGATATGAAACTATTCTTATAGATATGATGAGATCAAATGGTTATGTCCCACACCTTGACGTAGACCCAGCGTTTAGCCTAAAATATAAAGAGGACAAGTACACGTTCTTGTTGACAATTTATGGAGTATATGTTGGAAGGGCTAAAGCACAATGCTATCTAGCGGTAAGCGGAAACAATCTCATCCCGATGAATACTACACATCAGGACAAATAGCATCGATTCTTCAGTCCTGTGACGTAAAGATCGGTGGAGAAATCGATACACACTTTCTTTTGTTCTGCCCGTTTCACTATAATATTCATACCCCCGCTTGTGAAATAGATAAGAATAATGGAATGTTTATTTGTTTTTCATGTGGGGAGTCAGGGTCTATTATAGACATGGTGATGAAAACAACAAGCAGAAACTACTTTGAGGCTAGCCGACTTATACATTCCAGACGGGACTCAGTAGACATTGAGCGTGTGGTGGAAGAAGCGATAGATACATCGCTAGATCATCCAGAGTTTGACATAGAAACTATTGAAAGATTGCACAATAACCTGATAAATAGTCAGAAGGCTAAAGAGTATTTTTATTCAAGGAACATCCTTGACGAGTCATTCATTAATTTTAAACTAGGTTATTCAGATAAACAGGAAATGGTTGTTGTCCCCGTATTCGATGAATTCAGCAGGTGCCTTGGTTTCGTTGCTAGATCGATAGAGGGAAAGTCCTTTAAGAATAGTGTTGGACTTCCTAAAAGCAAGGTTTTATTCAATCTAAATAAAGTGAAGAGATCATCTATTATTGTGGTCGAATCATCATTCGATGTTATTAGATTAAACCAGGCTGGATTTAGCGCTGTAGCAACTCTTGGTGCGACCGTAAGTAGGACTCAAATTCATTTACTACAGCAGTACGCAAAGAGTATTATTGTTTGCCCCGACGCCGATGATGCTGGCAAGAAAATGGTAGATAGAATAGTTGGCGGCGTGAAGAATAAGATCATAGAGGTAGTATCTCTTACAGGGGCAAAGGATGTTGGAGATCTATCTGACCAGGAAATGAAAGATTTATTTAATAAATATTCTGGAAATACTTTAGTTTTAGCGGTATAATATATGAATCGGCCCATTTATAGGGTCAAATACTTTTAGGAGAAATAATATGTCAGTTATTACAGGTTTAAAGAATATCAAGAGTAAGATGGAGCGCCCCCAGGTAGAAGAAGGCGCACGCGCACGCTGGCTTAAGTTGGAAGACGGCCAGAGCGTTAAGATTCGTTTTGTTAATGAACTAGATCCCGATTCACCAAATTATGATAAGAACCGTGGGCTTGCTATTGTTGTAGCAGAGCATACTAATCCAAAGGATTACCGTCGTAAGGGTCTATGCAGTTTAGATGATGAGGGCCGTTGCTTTGGATGCGAGATGCATCGTAAGGACCCAAAGGCTGGCTGGAAGGCACGGCTGCGCTTCTACACAAACGTCCTTGTTGACGATGGCACAGAGCAGTACGTTGCTGTATGGTCGCAGGGCGTAGGGCAGAAGTCTCCCGCCACCAATATTCTCATCGAATATGCTGGTGATACTCAGTCAATCAGCAACCTTCAATGGCGTCTTAAGAGGTCGGGGACGGGTACTCAGACAAGTTATACCCTCATCCCGCTGGCACCAGACACAGAGAAGTTTGACTGGACAGGCGTAGACCCATTCGATCTAGAAAAGGTGGCAGTTCGCCAGGTATCCTACCCAGACCAGGAAGCATTTTACATGGGGCTAGATGTAGACACTAGTTCAAGCACATCAGTTGATTGGTAAATAACCTTGATCGTTGAGTCGGCAGTAGGATATACTCCTACTGCTTACTCATTTATTGGAGACTAATGTTTCATAATCATCATTCACATTCGTTTTATTCACTTCTAGACGGCTACTCATCACCAGAAGAATTGGTCAAGAGGGCGGCAGAGGTTGGTATGTCGGCTCTTAGCATTACGGACCACGGTACCTTAAGCAGCCACCGTGAAATGGTTAAGGCTGGTAATGACCACGGGGTAAAGCCAATTCTTGGACTAGAGGCGTATTTCACTAGCGATAGGCTTGATAAGCGATCACGCAAAGAAAGAACTCCAGATGACCAGATCTATAACCATCTTATTATCTTGGCGAAGAATGACAATGGCCTTAATAATATTAATAGACTGTCAGAAAACGCCTGGGAGGAAGGGTTTTTTATTAAGCCTCGCACCGACTTTGATATGCTAGAGAAGTTTGGCTCCGATCTAGTTATCCTTTCTGGGTGCATGAATGGAATGATTTCTAAGGCAATTGAAAATGATAATGAAGCGGCAGCCATGCAGTATGCTAAATGGTTTAAGGATGCGTTTGGGGATGACTTCTATATGGAAATTCAGCCGCACAATCCTGCCAACCTAAACCATTCACTACTTAACCTTGCAGACAAGTTAAGCATTAAATCCGTTGTTACATTGGACTGCCACTTTGCTTCTCCAGAAGATAGGATTGCAGAAGAAATCATGCTTATCCTAGGCACACACCCCAAGATAGCCAGGGACGCAGATTTCAATAAGAGTCGAAAGATCAAAGATCTTATTGAAAGATTAGATTATCTTTATGGTGAGAGACAAATGTCATTCAAGGATCTAGATATCTGGCTTATGGGATACCAAGATGTAAAGACTAGAATGCTCGCTCAGGGAATTGATAGGGAAGATATCTATGAAAATAGTGTAGAGATTAGCGAAAAAATCGGACAATATGACATTAAATTTGGGGTCGATCTACTTCCTGTAAGCCATAAAGATCCCGACGCAGAACTTAAGCAGCGTGTAATGGATGGTCTGAGGCAGAGAGAACTTATTGAGCCAGAGTATCTTGAGCGTGCCAAAGAAGAGTTGGATATTATTAAGACTAAGAATTTTGCATCATACTTCCTGGTAGTCGCTAATATGATTAATTGGGCTAAGAGTCAGGGAATTTTGGTCGGACCAGGAAGAGGATCGGCGGCAGGAAGTCTTATTTGTTATGCACTAGGCATTACTGAGGTAGACCCACTAGAGCATAATCTTTTGTTCTTCAGATTTATTAATCCAGATAGAAATGACTTCCCAGACATTGATACTGACTACGAGGACCGCCGTCGCGGAGAGGTAAAAGACTATCTAATTGAAGAGTATAAGCATGTTGCATCTATCGCAACATTCAATACTTTTAGGGACAAGGGGGTTGTCAGGGACGTTGCAAGAGCCTTTAACATCCCCCTGTCAGAGGTAAACAAAGCATTGAAGGGTATTGAGACATGGGAAGAATTTATCCGTACGCCAGGGGCCAAAGACTTCAGGGACAGGTATCCAGAGGTAGTAGAGTACGCAGACAGACTCCGTGGCAGAATTCGTGGTACTGGTTTGCACGCTGCTGGGATCGTTACATCTAAGACAGATATATCTTCATACGCACCGATTGAAACGAGAAAAGATTCTCAGAGTGACAATAGAATACCCGTTGTGGCTGTAGATATGGATCAGGCGGCGGAGATTGGTCTAATTAAAATTGATGCCCTCGGCCTAAAGACTCTTACTGTTGTAAAAGATACGATAAATAATATCAAAGAGCGCAAGGGCGTGAATATCGATCTTAAGAAGATCCCGATGGATGATCCAGAGGTTTATGCAGACCTAAGCGCTGGATTCACTAAGGGGGTGTTTCAGGCAGAAGCGACGCCGTACACCAACCTTCTTATTAAAATGGGTGTGAGCAATCTTAACGAACTTGCTGCTTCTAATGCGCTAGTACGTCCTGGCGCTATGAATACGATTGGTGCAGATTATATTAAAAGAAAGAAGGGGCGTCAGGCGGTATCTTATATCCACCCAATTCTTAAAGAGTTTACAGAAGATACTTACGGGTGTATTCTTTACCAAGAGCAAGTCATGCAGGCGTGTGTATATTTGGGCGGCATGACAATGACAGAGGCCGATAAGGTCCGTAAGATTATTGGAAAGAAGAAAGATGCAAAAGAATTCGACCAGTTCAAAGATAAATTTATTTCTGGCGCTTCACGGCACATTTCTAAGGAAGCAGCAGAAAAACTCTGGCACATGTTTGAGGCCCATGCTGGATACTCCTTTAATAAGAGTCATGCTGTTGCCTATTCTACGTTATCTTATTGGACAGCGTGGCTAAAAAGATACTATCCGACTGAGTTTATGTTCTCCCTTCTTAAGAATGAACTGGACAAAGACAAGAGAACCGATTACCTAATTGAGGCCAAGAGAATGAACATTAAGATTCGTCTGCCTCATATCAATGAGTCTGGGGAAGACTTCACACTTGAGGGCGACGCTATTAGATTTGGTCTGGGTAATATTAAATATCTTTCACAGGGAATCTCTAAGAAGATTATTGCCAAGAGACCTTTTTATTCATACCAAGAGTTCCTAGAATTTACTACAAAGAAGGGGTCTGGGGTAAATAGTCGTGCAGTAGAAGCGTTAAATAGAATTGGTGCGGCGGCATTTGACGACAACCCTAGGTCTGGAAATGAAAGAGAATATCTATATGAATATCTCAATGTTCCAGAGTTTGTTACTAATATCCCACGTTGGGTAGAGTCATACTTTAGGCCTCTAGAAGAATATGATGAGAGTGGAGCATTCATCGTAATGGCTATGGTCAAATCTATTAAGCGCGGTGACGGATGGAGTCGCATCGAGATTGTAGATAAGACTGGTAGCGTCGGAGTATTTCATAATGCAGACACAGTAATTGAGCCAGGAAAGATGTATATCTTCTTGATATCTGATAATAGGATTCTATCCTATCTAACCCCAGATTCTCTTGACTCATCTAGCAATTCTTTTGTACAATTTCTAAAGGCAAAGACTATGGTTCTTGGACCAGACGAATATTTCGTTGTAGACATGGAAGCCAGGAAAACTAAGAAGGGCGATAAAATGGCTAACGCTGTTCTCGCAAATGAAGATAAAGATCTTATTTCCATAGTAATCTTTCCAACTATGTATGCAGAGGCAATTGCAAGAATGAAGCCAGGAACTAATTGCCGCCCAATTTTTGGGGAAACTGCTGCTGGCGCTACTACATTAAAGGGTTTTATCAGATGAATTTAGATACATTAGCAGATAGACTGCACAATACCGCACAGCAAAAGGGGTTCTGGGAGCCGATGTCTAGAATGCAAGAACAGGACTTCTTTATCTTTTATTCAAAACAGATTGCCATGATCCATTCAGAAGCCACAGAAATTCTTGAGGCTTTAAGAAAAGACAAAGGCGATGAAGCAGTAGTAGAAGAAATTGCTGATTTAATTATTCGCGCCCTTGACCTATACAAAGGTATCAAAGTTTATTCCGGGGACCTTCCTTCTCTAGACTCTGTTCTCATGAAAAAGTCATTAAAAAATCAAGATCGACCAAGGCTGCACGGCGTTCGTGGATGATATAATGAAGGCTTACTTTCTTCATGGTTCAGATGGAGAAAAACTTATGGTCATTCGTGGCTACAATGAAGAACTTATGCAAAGCATCATAGATACCTTGCAACGCTCAAGGAACGAGCGTATAAAAGATTTAGCATATATATTGGAGAGTCATTTTAATGAGCGACATGATGATAGAGGAAGTGCTATCACGGCTAGACCCAAAAATAAGAAAGATGGTCGGAAGCGCCGCTGAAGTAGAGATACATAAACAAAAGACACCAAGTTTGTCTTTAAATGTTGCCTTAAAGGGTGGGCTAGCATATGGCAGACAGGTCCTTATTTGGGGGAATAAAAGTGCTGGCAAGTCATCATTCTGCCTGCAAATTATTGCAGAGGCTCAGAAAGAGGGAAAATTATGTGCCTGGATAGATTCAGAGCAATCGTATTCCCCAGAGTGGGCAGAGAGACTAGGGGTAGACTCACGATCCCTGATCTACTCCCCAGCAAAAACAATCAATGAAATGGTTGATGTTGGGACACAACTTATTCAGTCGGGGGTAGATTTACTCGTTGTAGACTCTATCTCCGCGTTACTTCCAGCGATTTATTTTGAAAAAGATGGATCAGAACTTAAGCAACTACAGGATACAAAACAAATCGGCGCAGAGGCTAAGGATATGACTCATGCAGTAAAAATGCTGAATTATGTTAATGAAAAGACCCTGCTTATCCTTATCTCCCAGCAACGCAATCAATTTGGATCAATGCACGCTAGTCATATTCCTACGGGTGGAATGGCTGTCAAGTTCTTCTCTAGCACTATTGTAAAATTGTGGTCAAGCGAGGCGGAGGCTTCATCTATTAAGGATAAGATTGCGGTGGGGGACAAACTTATCGAACAAAAAGTGGGAAGGCCTGTTAATTGGACAATTGATTATAATAAAACTGGACCTCAATTTATTACAGGGTCGTATGATTTCTATTTCCAGGGAGACCATGTTGGCGTGGATCATGTAGCAGACCTAGTAGACACCGCTGAAATGCTTGGAATTATTGAGCGCGGGGGTGCCTGGTATACTGTATTAGGAGAAAGAATTCAGGGTCGCGCTAATGTGGTAGCGAGAGCCAGAGAAGACCTTGACATGCAAGAAGAATTAACGAAGTTGGTGTATGAAAAGATATGATAGACCCTAAAGCCTTTATCTCGGCTCCCAGTAAATCCAGTACAAAGTTTAAAGAGATAGATGGAACATTCTCCTGCTCAGAGCAGGGATGTTTTGAGGTATCGACAAAGGGAATGTATGATGCATCTAATAAAAAGGTTTATTGGACCTGTCCAAACGGTCATGACGGAAGCGCTAGATTAGTTTATGAGTGAGAGATCAGAACTAAGACGTATGGGTGCTAAGTCTCATAAAAATAGTGGTCGTGGTCAGTACCAGAAAGCAGATGGAAATATCCCCAGGTTCGTCATTGACGTAAAAGAGTATGGAAAATCTTTGTCAATGAGCCAGAACATGTGGGCAAAAATAGTTACAGATTGCCTAAGAACTGATAATAAAAAGAATCCACTCCTTATGGCTGTTCTTGGAAGTGGTGGCAGAAAGACACGCCTCGCCGTTATTGAGTGGGAAGTGCTAGAAGAGTTATTGGAGGAGTTAGATGGAGAACACAATTGATTTGATCAATCAGGTGTCGGAGTTCGCTGACATTCATGATTTTGTCAGAGATGACGGCCTTGATGAAGCAATGGCTGCTATCGTAAAGATTATATCAAAGCCAGATATTCCTCCAGTTCAGGCCCTTACTCTTATTGCAAAGTTGCAGGCTTTATCTGCTAAGTTTGGAATTCTTGCGGCGTGGTATTCAACGGCAGCAAAGGGGCCAACGGGCTCTCCAAATAATATTAAAAAGAATATATACTACTCAAGTAAGGAGGCCCTAGATAAACTGGTAGACTCATTGAAGTATACAGTTAGGTATAATCTAGGTTAATTATGGCTAAAAATCTTATATCATCCTTACTCAGCCAGCCTAAAAATACTAGGCTGGATTCTAAAAAATTTATTAAAATGCTTAATTCTGCTTATCAAAATACTAATACAGTAAAAGAGTTTAAGCAAAAGAAAACTTTTGCTCCTAGTACTATTGGCTATGGTCACGGGACTTGTGCAAGATATTGGTATCTAGCATTTAATGGGGCAGAGTTTACAGATAACATTCCTGCTGCCAATATTGCATCTATGCGGTCGGGTACGGACGCCCACGAAAGAATAGAAAAACTTATACAAACCACAGGTCTTTTGAAAGAACGTGAGAGAGAAATAAAAAGTGATGATCCCCCAGTAAGAGGATTCGCTGACGTAGTTTTGGAGATAGATAATGAAGAAGTCATCGGTGAAATTAAAACAATCAAAGACCAATATTTCATTCAAAGAAAAAGCGAGGGAATACCTTCTTCAAGTCATTTTCTTCAACTATTAATTTACATGGAGATCGAAGGGGCGGATGAAGGATTTATTTTATATGAAAATAAAAACGACAATGAACTTCTTGCAATCCCTATTCAAATGAATGAAAAAAACAAAGAATATATCGGGTATGTATTCGACTGGATGAGAGAGGTATACGGTTTATATAAGGATGATGTTCTTCCAAAAAGAGGTTTTACAAAATCTACCTGGACCTGCAAGGGCTGCCCAGTATCGGAAACTTGCCTAGAAAAAGATGCAGGCGAAGTTAAGATTGCAAATCTTAAGGTTGGCATAGAGTGAAGAATTGCGCTAACTGCGGCACCCCATTTGAGTCCAATAAAAAAAACCAAAAATACTGTAATCCCGCTTGCTGTAGGCTGGCAACAAATAAAAAGATAATGAGTAAATATTATGAAAATAAAAGACGGCTTGGAGGAGAAAAAAGATATTGCGGGTGCGGTCAATTGTTGAGTAGATACAATGAGAATAATAAATGTTTTGTCTGTGTAGAAGAAGATGCTAAAAATAGTCGCGGGAATATATTAGAGGTGATAAATAATGTCGCTAAAAAAACTAATAAAGCAAAACGCTAGTACAGTCCTTGGCGTGGATTCATCAACTAATTCATTCGCCTTCTGCCTGTTTGATGGCGAGCCAATCAAATGGGGAAAAATAGATTTTCATGGCAATAATATCTATGACAAAGTAATAGACTGTAGAGATAAAATGCCATTCATAAAAGAAGAGATTAAGCCAGATTATATTTGTATAGAGTCTGCCATCATGGTAAAATCTCAAGCAGTCGCTATTCACATGGCTATGATCGTTGGCGTCCTCATATCTGAATTAGCATTGGACTCTAAGAGAATAATTACTGTCCCGCCGATACAATGGCAATCTTACATAAAAAATAATAATTTAACAAAGGCTCAGAAAGAACAGATCAAATTAGACAATCCAGGCAAATCAGATAATTGGTACAGAAATTATGCAAGAAATGTGCGTAAACAAAAAACTTTAGATTATTTTAACAACATGTTTTACATAAGTCTAGATGATCACGATGTTGGCGATGCCTTTGGGCTTGCATATTATGCTCATAAGAATTTGGTGACACATGGCTAAACTATATGAAAATAAGGCTTATCTTACTAAAAGATATGCGGTAGAAAAGAAAAGTCTTGAAGAGATAGCAAAAGAATGTGGAGTCAGCCACCAGACTATTTATAGATATCTGACTAAATTTGGATTAATTAGAGATCAAAGGAAGTTAAAAAGATGATTGAAAAAACTTGGGAAACGATGTTTGAAGACATAAATGAAATGAAGGATGTGCGCGAACGAATCTCTCCAAAAACTAATACACAGTCGGCTATTGAGCAAGAGTGCAAAAGAATATCAAACATGCTAATCTCCAAAAATAAATCATACGGAAACTCTGTATTAGAACCAGTAAGGGTATTTTCTAAATCAAATACTATTGAACAAATTAAGGTTCGAATTGATGATAAATTGTCTAGAATAGAGCGTGGATCAGAGTTCATTGGCGAAGACACCCTTGACGATCTGATAGGTTATCTGGTATTATTGAGTATTGCACAAAAGGAGACATGGAAGTAATGCCGTTATATACCTTTACATGCATTGAATGTGACAAATCACATGAGATGCTTTTAAAGATGGAAGAGCGAAATAATGCTATTTGTCCAGACTGTGGCGTAAGGTTGGTAAGAAATATTGATTCACCAGGAATGGTCTGGGCTCCAACCCGTGGCGGAAGCGGTTTTGCCACTTAATAAAGGAGAGTCATGTCTAAGAAAAGGGTTAATGATTCCGAAGAACAGCCATCGTATAAGGTTAATCCAGATATCTCAGTATTCTATGAACTAAAGTTTGGAAAGAATATCATTAAACCAGGAGATTCGCTAAAATTTAAAGATATTCGCGGATCTTTCAGATTTATTAGACTTGCTCACAATATTAAGAAAGATGTTACTTGGATAGATTGTTACTCTCCTTCTACAGGAGAATATCGCTCATTCTATGTTGAAAAACTAAAGGGCGTTGTCCATGCTAAAAAAAGTATTAGGAAGAAGATGAATGTCAACTGATGTAGTTCTCGCAGAACGCTGGGAAAAGATTAATAAAGTTGTTGATGTATTCCTTAAGGGAACAACTAATCCTGCCGCTATTGCAAGAGCAACTGGATTTAAACGGGCGGAAGTACAAGAATATCTTGATGAGTGGAGATCTGTTATTCAAAGTGATAGACAGATACAGATGCGTGCAAGAGAGGCTTTATCTGGGGCCGATCGGCACTACTCCATGTTAATTGAGGAGGGTTGGGATGTTATTAATCAGGCTGGTACAGTTGGAGATCTGGGTAAAAAGACTGCTGGCATTAAGATCGTCGCGGATATTCAGCAAAAGCAGATAGACATGCTCCAAAAGGCTGGGCTTATTGAGGATAGCGAAATCGCTCAACAAATCATTGATACTGAGCGTAAGCAAGAAATATTGGTCAAGATTCTTAAAGAGGTCGTGGCAGACTGCGATCATTGTAAGAGAGAAGTCTTTAGGCGACTAGAAGAAGTCACAGGCAAGGCGGAGGGCTTCTGATGTTTGATGATTTTATATCTGCTCTAGAGGAAGATGAATTTGAAGAACATCCTGTGAATATTGAAGAATTTGTTACAAATGAAGATTACCTTCACCTTCCGCCTCTTTCAGAATTTCAGTACCAGGCAATTAAAGCAATGACGCAGGTATACAAAAAAGATACCCTGGTTAAATTATATGGAGACGAAGAGGGCGTAAAAAGAAGCCGTCAGACCTGTAACGAAGTAATTCTTCAATTAGGAAAGGGCAGCGGCAAAGATTATATATCTACCATATCTGTCACCTACCTTGTATATCTTTTATTGTGCCTTAAAGATCCCGCCAAATATTTTGGTAAGCCTCCAGGAGACTCCATTGATATTATTAATATCGCTATTAACTCCGAACAGGCAAAAAATGTATTCTTCAAGGGCTTTCGTAAAAGGATTGAAGACTCCCCCTGGTTTGTTGGAAAATATAATATTACCGCACAAAGCGTGTCGTTCGATAAATCTATTACATGTCACTCGGGTCACTCAGAAAGAGAGTCTTGGGAGGGATATAACGTTATCTGTGTGATTCTTGATGAGATTTCTGGCTTCAGTACAGTATCAACAAGCGGTAACGAGCAGGCAAAAACAGGTCAGGCGATCTATGATATGTATAGAGCCTCTGTAGATTCACGGTTCCCAGATGTTGGAAAGGTTGTACTTCTTTCATTCCCAAGATACCGCGACGATTTTATTCAGCAAAGATATAATGCTGTTATTGCAGACAAAGATGTAATCGTTAGATCTCACACTTTCAAACTTGATGATGAATTGGACGACGTTAAAGAAAACGAGTTCACCATTGAGTGGGAGGAGGATCAGATTAATGCATACAAATATCCTAAAGTTTTTGCATTAAAGAGGCCAACCTGGGAAGTAAATCCAACTAGGTCGATAAATGATTTTAAAATTGCTTTTTATAATAACCCTACAGATGCTCTTGGTAGATTTGCATGTATGCCTCCAGATGCTGTGGACGCATTCTTTAAGTCTAAGGAAAAAATCCTTGCGTGCTTTAATCAGCCTATGAACGGCGTTGATGATGAGGGCAGGTTTAAAGATTGGTTTATTCCTCAGGACGGAAAAGAATACTATGTCCATGTTGATCTTGCTCAAAAGCATGATCATTGTGCAGTTGCTATGTCTCATGTTGATAGATGGGTACATCTTAAAAGTTTTATGGGGCATAACGTTGTGAGCCCCATAGTAGTCGTTGATTGTGTGCGATGGTGGACTCCTACATCTGATAAATCTGTAGACTTTTCAGAAGTTAAACAGTTTATAGTAGATTTAAGATCGCGTGGATTTAATATTAAAAAGGTCACGTTTGACAGATGGAACTCACATGACATTATGACTGAATTAAAAATGATTGGCATACAAACAGAGACATTATCCGTGGCTAAAAAACATTATGATGACATGGCAATGCTCGTAGGGGAAGAAAGAATTATTGGCCCGAGCATTAAACTGCTTACAGATGAACTTTTGCAACTAAGAATTATCCGTGATAAAGTTGACCATCCTAGAAAGGGTAGCAAGGATCTATCTGATGCTGTGTGTGGTTCTATCTATAACTCTATTTCTAATACTAGAAAAGACTCTGGCGAAGTTGAGATAGAAGTGCATACATATAAACAGTTTATTCGGGACCAGAGAGAAGAAGAGGCTAGAAAAAATATTATTCAGCCTCCTTCTAGTGGTCAAAACAACATCGATGACTATATCCAATCTATAGGGATGGTTTAATATGGATATGAATGAGGAACTTATCCAGATAATGCTTGAGCGAGGCTATATTGAGGTGGTAGGATATAATCCTGTTGGAGATCCAATCTATAAGGTTACTGAATTGTTCTATCAAGAACAGCAAGAACTTGTAGAGTGGATGAGACAAATGGACTCAGACATATTGAATTCTTTATGGTTTAAAGGATTTATAGATTTAAAGATGGATGAAGATGGAAATGCCTATATCTATCTTACCGATAAATCGGAGGAATGGGTCCAGTCAGAAGAACTTACCGAAGATGAAAAATCAATGATGTATCTTATTTATAGTACAGGAGCATACAATGGAGGACCATGGAGTGGCGGTTTCCCAGACCCAGGATACACGGAACGTAATTGATTATTACAAGCAATGGGAAAATGATCAGATCAGGGCGGACCTTGATACTAAGCGCCTACCATTTATTGTAGGTTTTGAAAATATTTCTGGTGATTTTAACAAGGCCTCTGGAATTAGAAATAGTAATGCATTTCTTGCAAAAGAATCTTGGATCATTGGTAATAAGAGGTGGGACAGGCGCGGGGCAGTAGGTACACAAAATTATATTCATCTTAAATATGCTCCATCTTTAGACCATATTTATCTTAATGAGCCGCATATTAGAGACATGCGCTGGGTGGCGGTAGATAATGTGCCTGGGGCTATTCCGATCACGCAATACGAGTGGAATCCAAACACTTTTATGATCTTTGGTGAAGAGGCTAGGGGTATTAGCCCAATGGGTCTTGGTATGGCCGATGATGTTGTGATGATTCCTCAACTTGGTAGTGTTAGAAGTCTTAATGTTAGTGTTGCTAGTGGAATTATTATGTATGATTATGCAACCAAAATTGGAATGCTATAATATTATGGAATGCATGTTTTGTGGGCAGCCAGCCGAATGGATTGGTCAAATAAACGAAACCAAAATGTATGTCTGTCAAACACATTTTCATGCATATTACATAAGTTTTTGGACATGGGAGAAATATAATGGCTGAATCATACATTCCGACAGATTCTATGGCGTCTAACGCCCGTCGTGGCCTTGCTCTGCGAGATGAATTTAATCGCGGAGGAACCTCTGTAGGTATTGCACGCGCAAGAGATATTGCAAATAAAAAAAATCTTAGTGAGTCTACTGTATTAAGAATGCATTCATTTTTCAGCCGTCACGCTGTTGATAAAAAGGGCAAGGGCTGGAGTCAGGGGGAGGAAGGTTACCCCTCTAATGGTCTTATAGCATGGCTTTTATGGGGTGGGGATTCAGGAAAATCCTGGGCAGAATCAAAAAGAAATGCTATTATGAGGAGAAGAGAGCAGTCCAGCAAGATGTGGAAAGGCTCCGCTTTCGATATAACAGAATAGGCCCCGATGTGCCAGCAATGCCGAGTTACGCGGTTGATTCCAGTATGAAGTTAGTCAAACGTGCAGATAACCTTGGGATGGTGTAGTTACCCGCTGGCACATCGGTCATGGAGAATGGTGTAATGGCAGCACAAATGTCTTTGGAACATTTAGTTTAGGTTCGACCCCTGATTCTCCAGCGTTTTAGATAGTGGTCTGTGGCGCAATGGCAGCGCAATCGGCTGTTAACCGATGGGTTGTAGGTTCGAATCCTACCAGGCCAGCGTGGAAATGCACAGCAATGATGAATGTCAAAAGTATTGGCGGGATAGATTCTCAGAACAAATAGAAGAATGCATTGAGACCCCCTTTGCAGAAGATTATTCTTCTGAGGCTGAGTGGTTTAAACAAGGCTTAAAGTATGCCATGATGATTATTCGGTGGGACTACGATGAGTGAGACTGCTCACAAAAGGCTTTTAAAATTTGACCCCTCATTCGCTACCTGATAAGATTAAAGTATCAACCCACAAGGAGGATATGATGAAAGCATTAGGAAATTATTTTGCAGAAATGTTTAGGTCAGCCACAAGCGGACCCTTTACAGTTCAGTCAGAATGGGAAAAGGCTAGGAGAGATGCTTCTAGATTTGGACCATCACATGTTGCAGAGATTGATGCCATCTTTTCACGACAGGCATAATCATTGACATCCGCCCACGATTACTATATTATTAGTGTCGTGGGCAAGTCATTTATAGAAAAGGATTAATTATGAAGAAGATTATTATCGCCGCCGCTGTCTCTGCGGTGGCTATAGTAGGTTGTACCTCACAAGCAGATCCATCCCCGACAGTAACAATTACTGAGCAGGCCCCCGCGCCTAATGTAGACGATGGTGCGATCACAAACTCTCAGAAATTTGTAGAATTTGTTAGGCAGAATGGTGGAACTTATGGAGAGATTGCCAACGAGTCCGATCTGATTGGTCTTGGAGATACTATCTGTAAGGGTTTCGCTGGCGGTCTTTCAGAAGATGAGATTACTCAGGTTTTGGCTCAGGCTTTAGTTAATAATAATATGGGCAATGATGCAGGGGCTAAGTTTGGTGCGGCTCTTATTGTTGGAGCGAGAACATATCTGTGCCCCGTGACATTCTAATGTCATACTTTACATTTTATTGCCTAGTAAAATCGGAAGGCGGATATGTGATCAGGCCCCACATTAATATATACAGCAACATGGTGGAAATTATCAAATGGGATAAAAGTGTATACATATAGTGCAGAAGTTATTAAAGTTGTCGATGGCGACACAGTAGACCTGGATATTGACTTGGGTTTTCATGTAACAATTTCCAAAAGGGTGAGACTTCTCCTTATTAATGCTCCCGAACGATTTACTGAACTTGGGAAAAGGTCTACAGAATTTTTGGCGAAGACGCTTCCCGCTGGATCTACTGTTACTGTTAAGACTCAATTAGATCAAGACGATAAGTACGGTCGGGTACTGGCAGAAATATTTACTGCCGATCAAATCTCTAGCATTAATAAATTAATGATTGATAGCGGGCACGCCGAGTATTATAAATAATTGACTAATAGGAATTACTACTGTAAAGTAGAATAATGTTGCCGCCAAAGGAGGTCAATATGACGACAAAAAACCAATTTGGAATGGCAATGAACTGGATTGCCGCAATAGTTCTTGCAATCACGTTTATTGCAGTACCAAGTATGGCGTATGCTAAGTCTGCGCCCTTGGCGGAAGATGCAGGTAGTTCTGTCACCGCTGATGCATTAGAAAGAGCAGCAAATAAAAAGAAGGCTTGGTCCTTACCAGAAAAATGTAACGATAAGCCAGCCAAAATTCTTTTTAAGGCAGGATTTACAAAGCCTGGAATGCTTAGAGGAATGTGGGCAATCACCTACCGCGAGTCTAAGCATCAGAACCTTGACGAATCAAGTCGGTGGTATTCAGGTGCCCTAGGATGGGCCCAAATACAGACGAGCGCTTGGTCTGGAAAGTCTTGGTGGTCTAGGTCTGTAATGCTAGATAGATATCAGCAGGCGGTCATCGTAAAGAAGTATTTCTTTGATGAAGGCCTGATGCATAACTGGGGGTATGGATACTCGCATAAGAATGATTCATGGTATGTGGATGCGGGCATGTATTACTCCTTGTGGGGATCTGGACTGACATATTCATGGGTTATCGCTCCTTTCAATACTGGATGGAGTTTGTTCCCCAAGAAATGCACCCCAGAAAAAGTTTAGTGTAGCAATATGTATGGCGGGGACAAACAAACCATTGCGGCAACAGTCCCCGCCATATCTACTTAATGGAGATTAAATGAGAATAGGCTTTCTTTCAACAGATTGGGGCGACCATATAGAGGGTCAGCCTGGTGGCTGCACTAATGTACGAATGATGCTACCTGCACATAATCTTAATCAAATAGGTCACCAGGCGATTGTTGGAGAAGTTGGTTGGAAAGATGGAGAAGGGTTCGTTGCCATTAAACCTTATGAAAGGCTGAAGGCTGGCAGGATCGGTGTTATAAAAAATTACGACTGGTGCTTCGACAAATTAGATGTAGTGGTCCTTAAATTATTCATGCATAAGGACGCCCCCAAATATATTGAAGAGGCTAGAAAATTAGGTCAGACTGTAATTATTGATACAGACGACCACTTTGAAAAATTACCAGAAGACAATTTAGCCTTTATTACCACCGACCCAGAAAAGAATCCAGACAATAACCGCGCACATCTTATATCAACATATTCGGTGGCAGACGGTATTATCGCTAGCACAAAGTTCCTTGAAAAAAGAATGTTGCAGTATAACGATACGGTATATCGTGTCCCTAATTCATTAGATCCAAAGACATTTATGTATCGAATGGATCTTTCTGGAAATAAACCTACTATTGGTTGGGTCGGAATCATGATGTGGAGGGTCAACGATTTGGTTGAAGTGTCCGCTCCACTAAAGACTATTATTGAGCAAAACAATCTTAAATTTCATCACTCAGGAATTATGCTAAACAGGCCAGACTGGGCAGCGGAAGCGCTCAATATCGACCCAGCCAAAGTTTCTGGATACACGGGGGCAAGGCCACAGTATTACGGTAATATTTTTATGCCCATAGATATTGGCATCGTGCCACTTCACCCTAGCCCGTTTAATGAGGCTAAGAGCAACCTTAAGGGGCTGGAATACGCCCTATCTGGAATACCGTTTGTGGCCTCTAACACACAGGAATATCGTGACCTTGCAGATATTGGTGCTGGCAGAATCGCTAAAAATAATAAAGAATGGTTGAAGCATCTTAAGCAATTGATGGACCCAGAGGTAAGAGAGTTTGAGCGGCAAAAAAACTATAAGACTGTTGTGGAAAACTTTAACATATTTATAATTAAATATAAGTGGTCGGAAGCGATTGAACTTATTGATATGAAGGCTAAGGCCTCTAAGATGGAAAAAATTCCATTGCTTAAGGTATAATAGATTAAGAAAATGCTTGGGAGGCTTGGTTATGCCATATGATATTAGACAAAATTATCGCGGAAAGTCTGGATATTCTGTAGTTGGTCCAGATGGTACTGTTCGTGGTACACATAGCACTCGTCGTGAGGCGGTAGATCAGCAAAGGGCTCTCTACGCTGCTGAAGCAAGGTCTAAAAAAGACATTTCTAAGGCAGAGAATAATTTATACGAACAACTCTCTGCCCCAGAAAAAGAATTTCATGATTCTCTTGTACAACTAGCCGAAAAGTATGGCCCGTTAGATGCAGAAGATACTGGGATTTGGATTGGCTATGAGACAGCCGCTCAAAATACTGATGCGTCAATTGGAGTTATGTGCGGCAACTGTTCTCTGCACTTTGAAAAAGAAGGCGGCGGGCTGGGATGCATGATTCTATCGTATGAAATTGAAGAAATGGGTAAATGTCGTCTAGCGGCCATTCCTCCTGGATATGTCAATGTAAACAAAAACATTTGGGGCGGTAGGTTCGCATGAAATTTGTATCTCTTCTAAATGTTGTAAATCTTCCATCAGACCCAACGACTGGAACAGATGGCGATATTTACTACAATACTGAAGATGGAAAGTATAAAGTTAGACTCAAGGGTCTGTGGGTGCATCTAACTGACGATGAGCATTTAAAACAGTCCATCGCCCCAGAAATTTTTATTACTGGAGATTCATCCACAGCATCCGTTTCTGTAACGTTGCAACAAATTCATGCTGAGAATACTTTAAAATGTCTGTCAGCATCGTCTACTCAAATCATCATCCCCGACCAAAATGTAAGTGAACTTAGGGTGGCATCTAGAATTAATGTTGTTCGTGCTAGCGAAGGAGAGGTCGAAATAATTACTGAGAATGCTTCCGTTTCATTCTCTTCTCCTTCAGATATTTATTTGACAAAATCTGGCACAGAAGTTAAACTAATAAATATCGGATTTAATGAATGGATTTTAACCGGAGAGTTTCCCGACCTATATTAAGGAATAATAATGAAAATTCTTGTTTATGGGAACAATAAGTTCTCAGATTATGATACTTTTACCCGCGCCGTTGTTGTCGCTATCGACAATAATGTAACTAGCGATGATAATAAAATTGATATTTATACGGCTGGACCATATAAAATTAATCAGTTCGCCGCCGAATTTGTGAATAAGACGGAAGGATTTTTTCGTCAAAAGGGTATTAAGTCTCGTTTCTATCGTGTGCTTAAGAACGATGTTGCAGAAAACTTTGACAACTATGACCTAAATAGTGTAGTATATTTATCAACGAAGAATGATAGGTCGGAAGTATTCGATGTGGTTATCTCTGAAGCAGAGAATAAGAACATTCCAGTAAGCATCTATAAGGTATAGGAGAAATAATGAGGATTATCAAAGGAGCAGGTCGCCGTATCTAAGCGCGACCAAGCATATCTTTCTGTTGCATCATATCTAGCATCTCAGTCAGACTGCCGAATGAAGCATGGATCGGTAATCGTAAAGGGTGGTAGAGTGATCTCTACAGGAATTAACAAGGATCGAAGCCATCCACGCATAGTTTCAAGCGAGCATATTAAGGACCATTGCTCCGTACACGCCGAGATTGATGCGATTAAGAAGGCTAAGGATGTACATGGCGCAACTATTTATGTTGCCAGAGTAAACAGGCGGGGAGAGGCAAGAGACAGCCGACCCTGTAAAAGATGTTACGAAGCAATAAGAAAAAATGGAATAAAAAAAATCGTCTATACAACAAGTGAGGAATAATGAGCCAGGTATTTATTGATTACAACGCCGCCCATGAGATTGTAGATTCTAATAATAATCTATTTTGGGATGGCTGGACCATCGTTGACTGGAAGCCCCTTAGAGATGGCTTGTACAAGAAGAACGGGATGTTCCGATATGGAAAATGGGGAGTGACTAGAAAGTATCACCCAGGCAGTAATGGATGGAAAGTTCCTGCTAAATATGTGGCTAAGTGAAGCGCTGTGCGCTGGAACAGACACAGAATTATACTTTGATAAGTATGAATTAGACCAGGATGTTGCTAGACAAATAGATAGACAATGCCTATCCTGCCCAGTAATAAAAGAATGTTTCGACTATGGTGTAAAGACAGAATCATTTGGAGTTTGGGGCGGTGTATTCCTTAATGATGGTAAACTAGACAATGTGAGAAATTCTCATAAAAACCAGGAAACTTGGGCGAGGGTGCTAGAACTTATATCTGAGGGAGAAGACATTGATCTATGATCCATTGGTGTACAAGATTTTGAAAGAACATAAGCCACCATATAATATAATTGTAGATCTTGTAGAGATGCCAAAGTTTATAGCACTAAGGGTTTATGAAAATGAAGTTATGTCCTTGTCTAAGGAAAAACAGATGATCGTTATGGAATATCTTTATAAACTAAAGGGTCTGGTAGAACAATTCGGTTATGCTTGTGACCTACAGGGCTCTCCAGGAGATCCACCCAGGACTATATGATGAGTCTAGTATGGATAGAATCTGAAAAATGTTGGGGTAAAGTGGTCAAGTATTATGCAAACTTCTGTTTAGTAAAATATCACAAAGACGGAATAGATTACGAAGAAATTATTGAGAATGAAGATCTTCTAGACGTTAAAGAAATGGGGATAGACTATGAATCTGATTAAGTCTTTTCCTTTATCTTTTAAAAAAAAGCGTATTGAGGATATAAAGCAACCTCAAGAATATTACTGCTCTAACCTAGAATGTCTCAACGAGGCGGCTCAATTTAATCAATTGTCTGCGTTGCTTACAGATGAGGCATATAACAGTTATGCAGATTTTTATTGCATGGATTGTATCGTTGAAAGAAATATTTCTGATATTATATAAAATATAAATATTTTTTTTAAGGATTAAATCATGTCGAAAAATTGTTTAATCTACCACCATTGCTGCTTGGGTGATTTAATTTATACATCTAGTTTTGCTAAACACTTAATAGACAGAGGTTACACAGTTTACTGGCCAGTCGCCTTAGATCATAAACTTTTAAACAAATATATAAAAATGGATGGACTGATCTGGTGCCCTGAAGATGGAAACTATCCTATGGCAGAATATTATAAAGGTGAAGAAAGTATAGATTTTGAAAATGGAGATAAATACCTCGCCCTAATGCCAGAGGCAGATAAAATGAACATCCATGGGCTTTGGATGACGGCGAGACATTTTTGGGCGAGAGATAAACTTGGAATAGAGTTTGGGGACTTCAGAGAGAATGTAAAAATTTCTAGAAATCTAGAAAGAGAAAATAAGTTAATAGACAGATATGGGTTGCATGGAGATTATATTTTAGCCAATGATATATTCTCTAATACATATAAAGTTCAATTAGATATAAAGTCCGACCTACCTGTGCATTACATGTATGCCGACAGAGATAGGCAAAACGCATTTAATATATTCGATTGGATTTTAGCGATAGAAAGAGCAAAAGAAATACATGTGGTTGAAAGCGCTTTGGGATATCTAGTAGATAAATATTGTAATAACGGCAAGATATATCTATATGACAGAATACCAGCAGACGCAGAAGATAAAGATTCTTATCGTCAGAATCTTATACATGTTGCTTGGGTGTATAGAAATCCTAATTGGATATTAAGATAAAGAGCGGCCTGCTGGTGATAATAAACATTCCAGTCTCTGTTGGAGAACTAATAGATAAAATTACCATACTTGAGATTAAATCAGAGTTTTGTAAAAATAATTCTCAGGCAGAGAATATAAATAAAGAATTAGTTTATCTAAGAAATAGATTAAAAGGTGCTCAGGTCCCAGATATTTATTATAATGATTTAAAATTAATAAACAAAAAACTTTGGGACTTGGAAGATTTAATTAGAAAACATGAGCGTCTAAAAAATTTTAATGAAGAGTTTATTTTGTGCGCCCGTCTAATTTACATGTATAATGATGTGAGGTCTGGAATTAAAAAAGAAATTAATATAATTATGAATTCAGAAATTATAGAAGAAAAGATCTTTTGAGGACCGCCCAGAAATTAACTAGTAGAAAAGTGTATAAATGAAAATATCTAAAGATAAGTTTGTAAAATTTAAAGATAGTATGGGGCACAATTCTCAGTTGGGGCAAGATCTTCTAGCCGCCTATTTATTTGATAAAAATGGATATTTTGTTGAATTTGGAGCGGCAGACGCAGAAAGTATATCAAACACTTATTTATTAGAAAAAGAATATGGATGGCAAGGAATTTTAGCAGAGCCCAACCCAGCATTCCACGAATCATTAAAGTCTAGAAACTGCCATGTTGACCATCGATGCGTATATAATAAAACTGGTAAAACTATTTGCTTTGCGTCCGTAGGTGAAATGCAAGAATTATCGACTATAACAGATTATATAGAATCAGATAGGTGGGCGACCACAAGGAAAAGAAACACTACTTTTGATGTAGAAACAGTATCTCTAGATGATTTACTAGATTATTATTCCGCCCCGCAAACAATAGAGTATATGTCTGTAGACACAGAGGGATCAGAGTTTGATATTCTTTCATCATATTCATTTAGTAGAAACATTAAACTATTAACTATAGAGCATAACTATACAGATCAAAGAGATTTAATTTATTCCTTGATGATTTCAAAGGGATATGTTAGAATCTTAGAAGAATTATCCCATTGGGATGATTGGTACATTAAGGAGTAGAGTGCCAAGGTTTACTATTGTTGCTACCGATGCAGAAAACCATGTCCCCAGAGATAGAATGCGCGAGGGCATAGAGTCTTTAAATAATCAAACCTTTAAGGATTTTGAACTTTTAGTTATTCATGATGGTCCTAGAGAAGGCTCGTATGATAATGAGTTAGACGATATTCCAGAGAATACTGGATTTACCAGTACTGAGCAGCATTATGGAATTTATGGGCTAGATAAATTTTATGCTGGCTATGGCTGGGGACATCATTCAAGAGACCTTGGAATTAAACAGGCCTCTGGTGATTATATTCTGCACTTCAACATTGATAATATTTTATATCCAGATGCGCTGCAGAAGATTTCTGACAAAATTGATGAAACAGAGTCAGATGTTGTAATATTTGCATGTAGACATGAGAAGTTTGATATAAATTATTTCTCAGGTGTACCCCCTGTCATGGGTAAAATTGATTTGCTACAATGTGTTGCAAGCAAGAAAGCCTGGGAATCAATCGGGGGCTGGCATAGATATGACCACTCCGCTGATGGATTCTTATTTGAGGAAATCATTGCAAAATATGGATATGCACATATCCCCGAAGTTCTTGGAGAGAATAGATAATGCCGATCTATGAAGATATTCGTGTCGCTTTGGAGTATCAGAAGGAAAATGATAGCGCGACCTTGATAGCCGATGACACGCCCATAATTATTCCAGTATTCAATACTCCAACGTATCTAAAATCCATGGTGGATCAGTTAGAGGAAAAGGGTTGGACGAATATTATCATTTGTGATAATGGATCTACATATCCAGAGATGATAGACTTATTAGACGAACTCGCGTCCAAGTATCATGTGGTTAAATGGGGGAAAAACTTAGGTCCAAGAGTTTATGCAGAAGATAAAGATATTTGCTCCAGGATGCCAAAGTATTTTATTGTGACCGATCCAGATTTACTCTTTAATGAAAAAATGCCTGCCAATGCTATCGACAAGATGAAAAGAATTGTTGATATGTACGGAGTATCTAAGGTAGGGCTGGCGATAGATATTGATACCCCCGAAGAGCGCGAAAGATTTTTTAATCCTCATCAGGTGGACATGTGGGAGAGAAATTATTGGTCTAGAAAAGTGGAGCGTCTACCGGAAATTGATGATCTCTACGCCGCCCCGATTGATACGACATTTTCCTTATACAATAGAGACAAATTCCTTGCAGAGATAGATAATGTGCCTGGTAGAATGACCTGCAATACAAGTGCTATTAGAATTGCTGGCAGATTCACCTGTCGCCACATGGGGTGGTGGGCCAAGCAGCCCCTTACTGATGAAGAGTATGACTTCTATAAGAATACTCATACTTGGTCGTCTACTGAAAATGAGAAGAAGAAGTTAGGATATTAATGAAAAACTTACTCATAGTTCCAACAAGATCAAGGCCACATAATGCATCAGAGTTTTATGATTTATTTATTCAGAATACCTCAGGTCAAACAACTCTTTGCTTTGCCTTGGATTCGGATGATGAAAACAATTACTCAGAGCGTTATGACGGTGTAGTCTGGGAGATTAATGAAAGAAAAGGCATGAATGGTACACTCAACCTTGTTGCCAATAAATATTGCCAAGACTATGACTATATTACATTCATGGGTGACGATCACAGGATTAGAACTAAAAACTGGGACAAAATCTTTATGCGTCATGCTAAAGATAATACTGTCGCATACGGAAACGATTTGATCCAAGGTGAACGTCTTGCCACCGCTGCGATGCTAGATTCTAATATCATTAGAACATTAGGATATATGGCTCCGCCTAAGATGAAGCATCTTTATCTAGATAATTTTTGGATGGAATTGGGTCGGAGGCTTAAAACCCTACAATATCACCCAGATGTAATCATAGAACATATGCATTATTCTGTAGGTAAGTCTCAGGCAGACGAACTATATGAAGAAGTAAATAGTTCTGACATGAATAACAACGATAGAATTGCGTGGGAGCAGTACTTGATGTACAATATCTCTGATGAATTGAGCAAATTCCAGGTCGCAGAATGAAGATATTAATTACTGGCGGAGAAGGATTTGTTGGGAAATATTTCCAAATGTATTACAGGGACCATAATTTAACAATTATTGATATCAAAACCGGAAATGATTGCAGAGATTTCTTTAAAGTAAATAAAGAATATTATGATCTTGTTATTCATTTAGCAGCAATTGTCGGGGGAAGAAAAACTATTGAGGGAAGCCCCCTTAGTGTTGCAACAGATTTGGCAATAGATAGTGACTTTTTTCAATGGGTTCTTAATACCCGACCAGGAAGAGTCGTATACTTCTCCAGTTCTGCCGCCTATCCAATTAAATTGCAAACATCTGGATCTAATATCAGACTAAAAGAGTCTGATATTAATTTGTCAGATGTATCTAATCCAGATCTTACTTACGGCTGGGCAAAATTAACAGGTGAATATCTTGCTCAGTTTGCTCAGGCAGAAGGAATTAAAGTTCATGTATTTAGACCATTCTCTGGCTACGGTACAGACCAGGATCTATCCTATCCGTTTCCATCGTATATTAAACGAGGCGTAGAAAGATCTGACCCGTTTGATATTTGGGGGGACGGAACACAGGTTCGTGACTTTATACACATTATAGATATTGTTAAGGCTGTGGATTCTGCTATTAACCAAGATTATCTAGAACCATTGAATCTTGGCAACTCTGAGGCAGTATCATTTAATCAATTTGCTGAATTAGTAGCAAAAATAATTGGATACGAGCCAGCATTCCGCCACCTTCCAGCCGAACCCACGGGGGTTATGTATAGAGTTTCGGATAATACAAATATGCTTAAGGTGTATACCCCCCAGATCACCTTTGAAGACGGAATTAAAAGAGCCATTAAGGGCTGGATATAATCATTGACACATGACTGTATATAATGTCATAATAATAAAAACGATTGGAAAATAATGACAACTGTACTTCTCACAGGCGCTAGCGGATTTGTTGGCAGCCATGTGCTACGACATATTCTTGCAAACACAGACTGGAATGTAGTTTGTTTGGTATCTTTTCGACACCGTGGAATTACTGACAGAATTCGTTTGGCGGTGGATGGATATGATAATGATTTCAAGAGAGTAAAAGTTATCAAACATGATCTTACCGCTCCAATCTCACCTGTACTCTCTCATGAGATTGGTAAGATTGACTATGTTCTTAACGTGGCCAGCGAGTCACATGTTGACAGATCCATTACTGAGCCCGTGCCCTTCATTGAGAATAATGTGTCCTTAGTTTGTAATATGCTTGAGTGGGCCAGATTCTCAGACATTGAGAAGTTCCTTCATGTATCTACTGATGAAGTGTATGGTCCTGCTCCTGTCGGACATGCCCATCGTGAATGGATGGACCAATACTTTCCATCAAATCCATACTCAGCATCTAAGGCTGCCCAGGAATCAATTGCTTACTCGTACTGGAGGACTTACGGAGTCCCATTAATTATCACTAATACCATGAATATCATTGGTGAAATGCAGGACCCAGAGAAGTTCGTCCCCATGGTCATTAAGAAGGTTCTGTCTGGCGAAAAAATGGACATTCATGCTTCTCCTACTGGTCAGATTGGCAGTAGATATTATCTTCATGCCAGGAATCAGGCAGATGCCCTACTTCATGCCCTGAATATCCCTGTAACCTTTTATGGAGATTTCCAGGCTCCTCAAAAATACCATGTAGTTGGTGAGCGTGAGGTAGATAATTTAGAGATGGCAGAGATGGTTGCTAATTTTGTTGGAAAGCCACTAAATTATGAACTGGTAGACTTCCACTCATCTCGTCCAGGACATGACTTGCGTTATGCCTTAGATGGGAGTAAAATAGCGGGTACAGGGTGGAAGGCCCCCCTATCTCTAGAAGAATCTTTAGAAAGAACGGTAAAATGGACTCTGGATAACCCAGAGTGGCTACAACTATGAACATAAATTACGACTACGATGAAGAAGAAGATTTAGACGAGGAAATTGAGCGTCTAATGAAGCAAAAGCGGCGAATTCAAAATAAAAGATCCTATTAGTATGGAGTAAGATGACCTGCATATCAGCAATTGCTCATAACGGTAAGGTGTATATGGGTGGAGACGCTGCTGCCGTAGATGAGGGCAATCTTGTTTCTACTAGAAAAGAGCCCAAAGTATTCATTAGAAATAACTATTTAATTGGATATGCTGGCAGTTTTAGATTTGGTAAAGTCGTTGAGCATATCTTCATCCCGCCAAAATTACAAACAGACAATTTAGACAAGTTTTTAAATACAGCGTTTGTTGATGCCCTAAGATCGGCCTGTGAGGTGTCTAAAATAGATCCGTCATCTGAAGATGACTCATCAGAATTGCTTGTAGGGGTAAACGGCAGACTGTTTGAATTTTGTAATGATTGGCACTTTGGAGAAGACGCGAATAACTTTAATGCAATAGGTTCAGGAACATCCTTTGCCTTAGGATCTTTGTATTCTACTGGACGAATGCAGTCTCAGCCTGCTAGAATTAAGTTGTCCTTACAGGCGGCTGAAAAATTTTCTCCATCTGTACGAAGCCCGTTTACAATATTGGAGTTGTAATGCTAGATATTAGGGGAGTACCTACCCCAGAATGTCCTAGTTGTGGTAGTTGGCTAATTAAAATTTGTGTGAATCTAGATGAAGAATACAATATAGCCTCATATTTACTTGACGGAGAGTGTGCCATGTGTGGTACACTTCTTACTATTGCTACACCAATTGACCACCCCGATTATGAGGAGATGTTATGAATGACGGAATTGATGACTACTTTGAGATGAAGTGGCAGCACCGTGATTATTCGTAACGCTGTTAAATGCAACAATTGCCAGGAAGTTCTTCAGTCTACCCATGTTCACGACTATGTTCAATGCCTGTGTGGTGAAACCATGGTTGATGGCGGTAATGAATACTTCCGTTATGGCGGAAATGATGTAGAGACTCTATTTATATCTACTGATAAGCCATATGTACCGCATTCTGTACAACTTGAGAATAGTGATGTTATTATCGCTGCCCATCACCCCGATACATGTGTTGGATCTATCTGTGCATTGCATAAGAGAACAGATCATGTAATGCGTGGCTGGGAGCAAGGTCTTGAAATGATTGGAAAAGTATTCATCATGACAAGAATCTGTCCACATGGCGTTTCCCACACAGATCCTGATGACTATTTTGTTTATGATATTGACTACTGTAAGGAATGTGACCCCCCACGCAAGGAAGTTATTTATGCATGATCCACTTTGTTTTGAGTTTGATAACAAAGATGAATGCGGGTTTGATCATTCATTGCAGTCGCCATTTTGTTATTGTGAATTGATTGCTAAAGTTAGGGAAGACGAAAGAGCAATCCTGCAGTTTGATTTAATGGCAGATAAATTTCATGCCTACCAAGACTCTTTTGAAGAAGGATATAAGATGGGGAAAGAGCATGAGCGGGAGAACTGTATTGAAGAAATAGCATCTTTTTATACTTCCGGTGATAATACTGAATATTGGCGAGGTTTCGATAAGGGCTTGATAAAAGCAATTTCTTTGCTTAAAATGGGTATGCAATGACTCATGAACCCACATGCCCATGTAACAACGCTGATGAGCGTGGATGTTTCCTTATAGGAATGGATAATTGTTGCGTATCTTGCACATGCGATCCAAAAGTTCAAATTTTATTTGAGGATTAATATGGCAAGAATTTTAGTAACTGGTTCTAGAAATTGGACAGATGATCAGATCATCAAGCAACAGTTAAAAAATATATGGCTTTCATTTAGAAATTCAAGTGATGTTTTAGTAGTTGGGGACTGCCCTACTGGTGTAGATAAAATTGCGAGGGATTGCTGGGAGTTTCAGGGGTTGCCTGTAGAGGTTCACAAGGCAGACTGGAATAAGCATGGAAAGGCTGCTGGTCCGATTCGTAATCAGGAAATGGTTGATTCAGGCATAGATCTTGGTGCAGCATTTATCCTAGGAGAATCACGGGGGACAAGAGACTGTCTCCATAGAGCAAAGAGGGCTGGGATACCAATGACAGTAATTGAGTTGCCATGAGTTACTGTAGATTCTTAGAAGCAGACGCATATATATATGATGATATAAGTTATGGAATAGTATGTTGCATGTGCTGGATGGCCGACGCAAATAACTTTATTGTAGGATATGATTACGATATGATGCTTAATCATATTGATAAGCATCGGGCGGCGGGAGATTATATTCCTACCCGCGTAGATGAAGAACTAATTAAAGAAAGAGATTGCGATCATTCATTTGTAGAGCATGAGCAGTTAGGATCAACATGCTCTAAATGTTGGAGGAGAGAAAGTATAAGGGGGAGTAACTAATGCCCGACCACTTGTATTCATTTCTTCATGGTGTAGTTTGGGGCCTGCTTATCATGTGGGTCGCCTATAGAATATTGCTAAGTTATGAAAGGAAAAAGTGATGACCCACGATCCGCTGTGTCCTATAATTAGCACAACATGTATAAATGGACCACATGTGCTAATTTTAGAGGCTGCTCCAGGATATTATCTATGCGACGCCTGCCAGCGTGAGTGTCAATGCGATCTAATTACTGCCGCTCATGAGCGTGGGTATAAAGAGGCGGAAGCATTCTACACTAATGATTGCTTTTTATGTGGATATGCAGGAGAATGGTCAACATCGATGTGTTGGCAATGCGAATTGGAACAATAATGAATCGTCCTAAAGTTACTTTAAAAAAACGACCTGGAAAAACAGAGGTATTTGATATTCTGTGGGAAGAAAACGGGTTTGAGAAGAATGTCGGGACTGGGGACTATATTGATTCAGCCCTCTGGTTTTATATGCAGGAAAAAAATCTTGACATTTGGATTGACGATGGAGATAATTTAACTCAAATAAGAGGAGATTGGTAATGCAGGTATTTCTACCAGAGCCAGATTTTGATGATGCTGCCCAGCAATTAGACACTAAGCGGCTTGTCAAGCAATTGCTAGAAGGCCGTCAGATTATGACTATTCTTGTTGGTGAGTCTAAGTCTAATGCTTGGCGTAATCACCCCGCCGTAAAAATGTTTAACGGATATCCATATGCACTATATACTTATCTAGCCGCCATCCGTAACGAGATGCAGCGGCGGGACTATAAGTGGGAGAAGAACTGGAATGAGATCGAACGCATGTCACAAGGCATCGAAGACACGGGGTTACCAGAGTGGATGCTTAACGACCATACGTTTTATCGTGTCCTTACTACCCACCGTGGTCGGCTATATGAAAAGGCCCCAGACCTATACCCACAGTACCGCGCAGAATATGAGACATACCAAGAGTATGTCTGTTGCCCAGGAAAATGCACTTACTACTGGCCTGTAACGACCCATGGATACGGAGAATAAATGACAAACTATAACCCAAAGCCAGGAGATATTGTAAATTTTAAAAACCCATCGATTGGAACAAATAATCGGGGAATAGTAGTGAAATATCAGCCAGGTAGATCCATTAATAATGGACCCGAGCGAGATGTTCTGGTAAAATTTAATAATCCAATTTGGGCTGGAGGTCCACTAGAAGCCTGGTGTGCAGTAGAAGATCTCACACTTATCTGGCCCACTCTAAGAAAGGCAAATGAAATGAAACCTACGGTTACCTATACAAGTTCATCAACTACAACAACGAATCAGTTTGATGACTACAATATTCAGATTAAGAAGGATAATAAATTGGCTCAGTCAACATTTTCTGCTAGCGACCGTCCCTGGACGGCCTACTATGTTACCGCTGATGAGTTTTTCGACATTCTTCGTGTAGCCTTTAATGATACCTATGGCGGCGGGTCAGAGACTCCCTGGCACCCAGCGGATATGTACATTAATGTCTCCACCACCCTTGAAGTTGTTGCTAACACGCTGTCTAATATGGCGAATCTAAAGGCTGGTCGCTCCGTGAGGGGAATTAAGGAAGACTAATGCCAGGTTTAACATATGTTGCAGAGGCCTTAATGAAGGCATGGTTTCCTAGATCACACTCAGATCCAGAATGGCTTAATAGTGACGATGGTAAGAACTGGGCAGAGATCGCCCTCCTTGATGCAGAAGTAGCCATTACAGCATATAAGGACTATCTAGAAAAAAAATATGACCATTAGATGCTGGCAATGTTCTGAAGAGTTGGATACAACCTCTGTTGAACGTGAGGTGTATAATAGATTAATTGAAGATATTCGTAGCAGAATGTGTCTTAATACTACAAATGACGAATGTTATTTATGGTGGAGGCATGAAGACTGCTTTGCATATCAAGAATTAATTAAAAAACTTAAGGAAAAATTATGAGCATTCACGATGAGGCTAATATTTATTTACAACAGCCCATAGATAAGGTAGAATATATCGCTAATGTACTAGCGAATGCATATAAATCAGAGGCCCGTACTTGGTACGACCTGGCTAGGACCGCAATAGCGGCGATAGAAAAATATGATCACCTATCACGAAAGGTAAACTAATGAGCAATGAGGATCTTCTGAGGGATCTAGAAATGGCAAGCAAGGATGTAAAAAAACAGATTGGTGGCAAGGCTGGCGAGGGCTCTGAGAAGAAGTATGGTCAAGCCTACGCACAATGTGTAAAGGCTGGAATCAAGCCGCCACTTCGTAGTAAGTATCGATAGAAATAAGGTCATGCCAAAAATTAATTTTACCTACCTGAGCAAATATTCTTATGATGTATGCGATAGGCCTAAACCCGCATCTCATTACATACCAGATTGGCATAAAAACATGCCGAACTATTCACCTACCCCGACATGTCCTTCTGGAAATAAATTGTCTATAGTGAACGGTGGGTCGAATGCTACTGCAAAAAAGTGTATGCCTATGTTAGACTCTATTTCATCGGGCTACATAGTTCCTCTATGGGCAGACGTTCTGGTTGAGAAAACACCGAACGGACCTTTTATTAACTGGACGGTAGACCAACATGTATTTACCGTGCATGGATCATCGTACCAGGGTATGCCATCACCAGCAGGCTTTGCCAATATAGTATTTAAGTATATGACATATTTTAGAATGCATACACCACCAGGGTACTCTGTTTTAGTAAAACCCCCGTCTGGTCATGACAACTTGCCAATACAAGTAGTGTCTGCTATCGTGGATACAGATAAATCCATTATCGATAGCAACTTCCCCTGCTGGATAAGGTCTGATTTTGAGGGCGTAATAAAGAAGGGGGCTCCGATTGCACAGGTAATACCCTTTAAAAGGGAGGACTGGAAATCAGATTTCTCATATGTTTCAGAGGAAGAGTATCAAATCCAATTGAATAGGGGCTTCCTAAACACTATAAAGAATAACTATGTTGATAGATACTGGAGCAGAAAGAAGTATGAATAACCACATACTCATCCAGCAGCAAAAAATCGAAAGCCGAAAGTAGAAATAACAAAGGAACATTATGTATAAGGTAACGTATAACAGGATGAATCATTCGATATTTATGGGGATGAAATATGCAGAAATCTATCCAGATTGGGATTGGGTCTGCGGACACCCCATGAAGCGAATGTATGCCCTGTCGTGGTGGGGCCTGAATAGAAAAGTCGAACGGTGGCTGGAGCAGCATAAATATGACATCACCATGTGATACAGAAGAACACAATTGCTTTGAGGACGGACCTCCCTGGGATGGAGAGATATGCTATATTTGTCTGAGGAGGGATAGAAATGATGAATTACTTGAGAAATAGAATTGAAGATTTTCTTGACTACATTGCTGACGCTTTAGTAGACTTTGATATTGAGTTCGACGATGAACCATTTGATGAAAGTACTAAGAATGAGGTAGCGTGAAAAGCACCTGTACTGCCACCAAGCATAATGAATACTCATGTGTGATTAAATGGGGTCTGGATAGAAAGTATGTCTGGGAGAAATGGTGCGATGGCTGCCAGACAAAGTATCCTAAGAAGTGAGCCAATAATTTTGGCGGCGGCAGTAGTGAGTGCCTTCACCATCCCCTATATAATAACAACACTAGTAATAAGACATAGAAATAAACATATGGGTTATCCTGTCCATTTACCTATAAAAAACATTCCTCTATGTGCCTGAAATAGTCAGGAAAGGGCTCCCACAGGCTACCACTTCCGCCCATTTTCTACCAAAAGACATTGATGTTATGTAAAACGTACGCATTTATGAAAAGTAATGTTATCTAGATGTTATATGGAGAGATATCCACAGGCCGTTCGTAATATGTGTATAACCTGTGGATAACTTCGTGTCTCTAAGGTAATTTTAAGATATGATATTCCCAGAAATTTCCGTGATATTTTTAGGCGCGTTCGTAATGTCTAATTTGATAAAAATGGGCAAATATGCCAAAAATTTCCGTGATTTTTTGTGATGGGATCGTAATAGATTTGTTATAAAAATAGGCAGAAAATGCCCGGAATCTTATCAAAAGTGTAAGATATATTGTTAATAATGATATGTTTATGTAAGGGTATTATTACATGTATGAGGGGTATGGATATCCTTACACCGCCGCCGCGTAGCGCGGACGGCATGGACAAATTAACTATTTAATCTAGGATTTGTCCATCCTATAAGATATGAGTTTGGCTAATTGTTCGGCGGTGGAGTGAATAGCCCTAGCCATAATAAACCAATAATAATACATAGTAATAACTCCATGCCCCATCCTATCATATGTGTCTGACATTGAACAAAATTTAATGTCTTGGAAATTTCTGTGATTTTTTTGTGATCGTTCTTAATGGGTTCGTAATAACACCTGTGCATAACTTGTGGAAAACCCGGCACGCCCCATTCGATTTGTCAAGTGCCCCGCCTTGGAATCGAACCAAGCGTGCCAATGGCGACGGTTTTACAGACCGCTCCCCCACCTTGGGGGCTGCGAGGCTCAGGGCAGTTTAACCTCATGCCCAGGAGATATGTCTAATCTGC